ACGATGACTCAGACGATGACGATGACTCAGACGATGACGATGACTCAGACGATGATGACTCTGACTCTGAGGGTGACGCAAACGGTGCAGGTGACGAAGGCTCTGACTTTGACTCCTACGTTGAGCAAGTCAAAGAGAGTCTAGATAACCTTCTTGATGATGTCTTTGATACAGTTCGCAATGAGGTCGAAGACTTGATTCGTCAAGCCAACGGTGAGGAAGGCCTGTCCACTACTGACGAGAAACAGCCTGAGAAGTTGGTTGAGTCCAAGGGTGACTTTGTTCTCAAGAATGCTGACCAAGCGACTGTGGCTATGGCTCGTGCGTTTGGTCATGAGTTGGAACGCTTGCGTGCTGACTCTGACCCCGGCTGGGACAAGGGTGTGTCGTCCGGCCGTCTCAACCCACTAGCCGTTGTGCGTGGTGATGACTGGGACAGCATTTACGACCGCTGGTCTGAAGGCAAGGTTGACAGCACTGACATTGAGTGTGTCATTGCTCTAGACAACAGTGGTTCTATGGAAGGCGTAAATGCTGACTTCGCTTACCGAGCGATGTGGGCAATCAAGCGTTCACTAGATGTTGTCGAAGCACGCACCACTGTGCTGACCTTCAACTCAGTCTGTAATACGTTGTACGACGCTACCGAGCGTGCGACCAATCGTATTAAAGATGCAGGTGCTGGTGGTGGTACTGCGCCACACCGCGCTCTGAACTACGCACAGCGTGTGTTCAGTGAAAGTGACCGAGCAATCAAGTTGTTGTTCGTAATCACTGACGGTGACTGGGGCGGAAGTGTTTCAGGTATCGAACCTGATGACATCATTAAGAAGTTGCGTAACGCTAATGTCTTGACAGCGCTCGCACAGATTGGTGGCTACGGTATCAATGCCCACAACTGTGAAGTCACCTACAAAATCGGCAGTGCCGAATCTCTCACCAAACTTGGGCGTGAAGTAGTGCGTCTAGGTATCGAACGTCAAGTATCCAATTACTAAGGAGTAAACCACCTATGAAGAGTGCAGAACTAGTAGCCAATCGTGTCTACGGATACGTATCACCAAGCGCATACAAGTCACGAGATGCTCGTGACCCCATAAAGTCCCGTCGTCAAGACCTGATACAGGGTACGCTTGTAGACCTCAAGCAGTACCCATACAACAAGGACTACACATCGCAGTACAGTGCGTCAGGATTACCAGCACCTGTGTCTCCGGGCCATAAGGGTACGTGGGGCGTCCTGTTACAGCGTGCAAACGGTAACTTTGACATTGTTCGTCCGGTCGACATTGTCGGTGAGTGGTCTGGTCTTGATGCTCGCTGGACCAAAGCAGAAGCCGAAGCCAAAGCCTTAGCGGAGGCGCAAGCAATCGTCGATAAGATGAACGCAGAGAAAGATGCTGAGGAACGCCGGTTACTAGAGAAGCGTTCTGAGTACGTCACGTCTCAAGTCAAGAACCTTACGACCGAGACAATCGATCTTCAGTTCGAAGTGCAGGGTGCTAATGACTATCGCAACCGTACACGTAGAGTAAGGTCTTTGGTTACCTTGTCGCTTGATGACTTTAACCATCTGATTGAGCGTATGTTCGAAGAGATTGAGAGTAGGTAGGTATGTCTGAACCATTGCTTAGGGACTTGCTAGGCGGTGCGCTCAAGCATCAGCGCCTTGTTAAAGATAAGACTCTTAGGGGTGTGTCTTTCAGGGCGAAGGTGTCGCTTGGGTATCTCAGCGAGATTGAGCGAGGTATGAAAGAGCCTTCATCAGAGGTCCTGCGCAGGGTGTGTTTTGCGCTTAACCTTCCGCTCGCTGACCTACTGCGTACCTTAGCCGATGACCTTGACTTAATAACAGGTAGGGAGAGTGTTACAAGTGGCACGCAAGTCCAGCGGTAAGTACGTCACAGGGTGGTGTGGGGGACAACCTCACGAACAGGCGCACGACAAGTGCCCCCACATCACCACGTCAAACGTTGTGTGTGAGTGTAAATGTCATAAGGAGGATGTAAAGTGAGTAATCCAATGTATGAGTACATCGCACGCAAGTTACGAGAGGCATCGTTTGGGTGGCCGGAAGAGGATGACGAGTTCTATGACCTTGTGCGCTTCTGCTTTGACAAAGCAAAAGAGTATGAGCGTCTTAATACACAGTCTAAGAAACCTATTTACGACACTAAGACTAACCCATACATGAAAGAAGAGTGGAATCACCACTCAGGTATGAACCCCAACCACTACTACAACAAACCATGGAAAGATAAGGACACGAAATGAACCAAGAAGAAATCACAAACAAAATCGAACAACTAAAAGGAGAGCGAACAGCCTTGATTGACAACGCTATTACCGAAGCCTACACATCCGGACGTTTGTATGAACGTGCCATCATCTCTCAGGCTGTAGCAAACATCTTCTACAGCGTATTGCGTCACCCTGCGCATGCACAGAGCGACATTGAGAACATTCTTAAGAGTGTTGCTACAGCAATCCGCACAGGTGCTCATGCAATCTCATTGGAGGAAGATGATGAGTGACTACGATAAAGTATTAAAGAAACATCTTAAGGTAGCAAAGGAGCAAGGCTTTGCTATTAAGCGAGCACAGGGAGGGCACATCTCAATAGTTAATACAGTAACTAATCATAAGATTAACGTGCCCTCCACTATCTCTAGTAAGACAACAATGCTCAATGCAGTTACTAGAATGAAACGTATCGGATACCTTGACCTAGTGAGTCAAGCCAAAGGTAAGAAGAAGGTGAGCGACCATGCATGATTGGTTGGACACGCGAGACATCGCACAAGAGGTAGGGCTCAAGCAAGAGACCCTAAAGAAGTACAGACTACGAGGTGCCATGCCTAAACCGGACAGGTACTTTGGCAAGACGCCAGTGTGGTCAAGGGAAACAATTACGCAGTGGCACGAGTCACGCGTCCGTCACAAGCAACACTAAGTCAATTTGCAGAGTGTCCACGCTGTGTGGTACATTCTTACTAACCAACTAACAAGGAGCAATACACAATGAGTAACACCGACAAAATCAAGAAGGCTCTCGAAATCCGTATCAAGAACACACCGAACGTGCGTGGCTACAACAAGCCGGGTTCGATGAATAAGAAGAAGACCGGCTACGCTAAGTAGTCGTTAAATAAAGAAGGCCCCCCAATCGGGGGGCTTTCTTTTTTATTTAGGCCGACATAGCGGACACGTCTTATTCGGTGGGTGAGACTCGTGTGCTCGCTGTAATTGTTTGGCTTTCTGATCTTTCTTATTACGATTAGTCTGGGTCTTGCTACGGATAGACTCTGTAGCCTGAGCCTTCTCCTTAGCCTGAATCTGCTCAGGGGTTACGCCCGGCTCATTACGCCAGACAGTAATGACTCCAGTCCTATCTTTATCAGTAACAACAGAGATAGTATGGCCTTCATTAGAGTGCATGTCCGGCCCTGTGTGAACTACAGATTCCTCATTAGTCCTACTAGGCATACGGCTAGTAGCGTGGCGGTAAGCATGACGTACCTGTGGCCAAGAGATGTCACGACTCCAAGAGCGTTGGTCAGCATGGCCAAAAGGCATCGGGGGCTCTAAAAAACTCATGCTTTAATTATCCTTTAATACTTCTTTAATTTCTATTTAAAAAGGCCCCCCGCCTTGTGAGCAGGGGGCCTTCGTATTACCCTCAGGTGAGAAGGGTAAGCCTTATTGAGTAATCCACTTAACTTCGCAAGCATCGGTGGTGCAGTACATCTCACCGATAGCATCTGCGCCCATACCTTGATACACAGGCGTGAAATCAATGGGCATTAACCTTGCAACATACTGTTCGTAGTCGTCTTCAGTAATCTTCGTGTAAGGCATTTGAGGGTACGTGTCGTTGCCCTGTGGCAAGAACGACACAGTCTTCAACTGTCCGTCGTACATGTGAAGAACTCGGCCCACAGCGTCTGACTCAGTCTCTGTATTAAAAGAAATAGTTACAGATACAGAATTATCTGACCAGTACCGCTGTGCGTGTGCTGCAAGAGCCATCTTCTCATAGATAGATACATCAGTGTCAGCACGTTCAGCATCCGACTTAATAGGGAAGAACACCACGTTAGTAGTATCAGGAGATTCGCTGGCTGCTTCAATGATGTACCCTGCTGCATTAAACAATGGAAGCATTGGGTCATCAATACCAAAGCGAATAGCACGCAAGAAGTACTTACCGCCCGGAGTCCAGTGAACGCCCGGAGACTCACCAGCCACGATAGAGACAGTGCCTGAAGGCTTAACAGTGGTCATCTTAATAGACTCACGAATACCCAACCACTCGCTGTAAGTGGTGTCGTAGTACTTGATGGTCTTGTAACCATCGTCCATCCAGTCACGAAGAACAGGCAAGCCATTCTTATCAGTAAAGTTAGCAATGCCTGACATAGATGTACCAATGCGACGGTTACGTTGCATGATGGCGTTGGTCTCTTCCCAATGCGTTGGAAGCAAAGTCACAGACTTGGCGTACAGGTAAGCAAACTTAAGCGTACGCTTGTAGTCCTCAAGAGACTCATGGCGATTCAAGTAAGTCTCAACCAAAGTACAGCACTCATAAGATTCAAGACTCTGCTCTGCACAAGGGTTGTAACCTGCTACACGCCAATCCTTGTTGTTCTCAGGGTCAATCAAACGACCATACTTGCGAGAAGTGTCAAGCCAGATAACTCCGGGCTCACCGTTAAGGGCGATGTTCTTAACAAGGTGTGAAAGGTCTTCACCTACGTTAACGCCTACAGAGTTGTTAGACATCCAACCCCATCCCGGAGCCTTCTGAGAGTAAGAGTTACGCTCAGGGAAAGCCTTTGAGTTCTTAAGGTTAAGGAAGTCTTCATCAGTTGCGCTTCCAATAAGAAGTTCAGCAGAGCGTCGAACGTTGCCACTAACTACACAAACACCAATGAGGTTACCAATGTCAGCAAGGTCTACTCCCGTAAGAAGTGAGCCCTTGCGACCTTCAAATAACTTTCGGATTGCTTTATGCAACTTCTTAAGAGGTGCTGGACCAGAAGCAGTGCCCCCAAAAGTATTAATAGGAGTACCTTCAGGGCGCACCTGTGAGTAGTCAAATTCATACGTAGGCTGGTCAGCCTTCAAGAAAGAGTTAATCAAATCAATAGTAGAGTTAGCCCAGCCTTCGCGAGTATCTGGAATAGCGTAAGCAACTACATCTTGCTTAGGTTCGTAAATAACAAACTCTTTATCAGCACCCTTGTTATCAAAGCCAACTCCCACACCAAGCATGGACGCTTCCATGAGGAAGCCAAAAGGCTTTCCGGGGTTGTGTTTAGTCATCTCATTGGTAGACACAAAAGCACAGTTCTGCAATGCCGCGGAGTTCTTGTGCTCATTAACTAGTGGTGTGCCCATAACCCAAAGACCTCGTCCGGGCGGAGTCCACTTAAGGTTAAAGAGACGGTCAAAGGCTTCCTTAGCAGATGCTTGAGCCTTGTGCTCATTCCATGGAAGACGGCTGGACTTGCAGTGGTCCTTCTGCAAAGAATACATGCCATTAATGACACGCTCACAAACCTCTACCCAAGTCTCCTTGGTGCCGTCAGCCTTCTTGCGTGAGTACGTGCGGAGGAAAGTAACTTCTCCAACACTATTGCCCCCAGCATCTCGGTATCCGAATGGGGCTTTCTTATCTTTATAACTTGCTACGTATTCTTCATTCAATTTAAATGAAAGAAAAGTCACCTGTAATCTCCTAAATTAATGCACTAAAAGTATGTGCGGGGTTCAACATTACACACCAAGAGTTAGGTGCGCAACCAGTAAAGTAGGGTAGATACCCTTCCAAGGGAAACTTTACGCTGTTATCAGATCAGTCTTCAATAGACTGTTGAATGATTCTTGTGGTCTGATTCTCGTCATAACCACCGTTATCAAGGTCGCGCAAAGCCTGTGCTCGGTCTCCAAAAATGGCGGACAAAACGCCTCCTGAAGACTGTCGTTCCATAGTCAATCGGAACGTTTCTTTAGTGTCATCTAATTCTTTAACAGTCTTAACTAACTTGAATAAACGGTCAATCTCTTGCCCTGTATTTGGGTCAGGGTATCCGCCGTTCAATTCCTCGCCAAACCTTGCAAATGCTACTCTTTGGCCTTGCATTTCAATAATAGAGTTAAGTAAACCAGTGAGTTGGTCACGCGTCTTAATCTCAATAGGCATGTTAAATGCGCAGGTGTTATCTGGCTTAAATGCTGGGCAATTTGATGCTACAAAACAGGTGTTGCACTGCCTCAAAGAAGCCCCTGAAGACTGTACGACAGGCACCTCTCGGAGCACGTCTCTACCCTCATCATCAGTGTCTACGATGGTCTTCATTTGGTACCCAAAAACAGGTAAATTGATGGTCTCAGAAGGGTCTCTAGCCACTAAACTTTGCTGCACCATTTGACCCTTGTTATCAGAAGGGGTGGTATCTAAATCGGTCAAACCTGTGTAGAGAGTATCATCGGTGTTATCAGATAGCATCCCAATAAATTCTTTAATAGGGTCTAGGTCCGAGGGTTCTTGAGGAGAATTGCCCATACCGCCTTCAATAACTTGGAACGGTCGTTCAGGCTTCTTCTTATCCATGGATTCTTCCAATCTTTGGTAAGACCACACTGCCATCTTGGTGGTCTCTACGTTATCCCCTGCTAAGAACTTACCAACATCTAGCCCTGCTTTCAGTGCTTGCGTCCGGTATCTTGGCAAGGCTTGCTGGCGCATCTTCTTAGGGTAACGAGATAACTTACCGCCGTCCCATGCGATTACTTCTCCACGACGCATAGGAGAGAGCCAAGACAATGTAGAGGCTGTAGTGAAAGGTACTTGGCGCAAGTTATCTGGCTTTGCGGTGGCTAACGCGTGAAAGTTAGTTCCATTACTTCTGCGTAGGCTCTGAGTTAACGATGCTAGGTTAGTCGTAGCCTCTATGGACTCATGAGGTATTGCTATGTTATTAAAGGACTGAGATAAAGATACTAAAGTCCCCGGGCCTTGTTCGGCATGCCAGACTGGCCAAAACTTATCTTCAGCATCCATCATTGCTATGCGCTGATTGTTAATCCATGTAGTGCCCATAGAAAGAGCGTCAAACTCAGTGAACGCGCTAATACGGTCAAAGTTCTCAACAATAAACTCTTCGTACCTAACAGCAAAGTCATTGAGTTCTTGCTTAGATAGCCCAGCCTTCTCGGCTTGGTAAGCCCCTGACTCTACGATTACTTTCATACTTGGATCAAAACGCTCAGAGATAAGCCAAGACTTTGTCTTAGGCATCCCACGTTTTACTATTCCCCAGAATGAGATACCAACAACCTCAGCGTTCATTGACTCTAATAAAGTTCTATTAGAACCTATCTCGGCTCCCATAAAGATAATCTTAGGCATTGGCTACTCCCATCGATTATCTAAGTCATACCCTACTTCGTGCAGTACGCGATTCTTAATAGACTCTTCAATGTCAGTCCACGCCCGAACCTTCTTAGGGGCGTCTGGACGCCACTCAGGGCGCGATACTCCGGGGTGGGCAAATAAATACACCACAATCCCTTGGTCGAATGCCCACGCTGCCAGTGAGGGGTCAGCGGTAACCAAGGCATCCACAGGCTTTTGTGTACGTTGTAGAGTGATTTGTCGGCGAGTTAAGTCCTCACCATGAAGTCCTTGCTTGTTATCAATCAATTCATCTACCAGCGGTGAGTATCGATTCTCTGCAAGCCATCTGTTAGCAGACTCAGCAGAGTCTGCTGTAAGGATGATAAGTTCATTAAAAGGTTTAAGACCTTGCAGTAGACGAGCACCTTCAACAATAGGGTTGTTACCCCGTTGCAGTACCCCTTCTAATGTGACAAGTATTCTCATAATTAACCTTGTGCACGATAAGTCGCTGCACGACGGATCAAAGTGTCAGTATCAGGTAGTTCAATACCGTAAGTTTGTTTATTAATATTTTCTTTACTAGTTGTTTGATACTCTTTCAACGTCTTTAATGCAGGCACCGTTCCTAGCCGTTTACCTGATTGCCAACGATAATTGTGAAAGTCTGAGTACCCTTCACCAGTGGTACTAAAGGCTCTGCGACGCCCTTCGTGAATCTCATCAAATAAAGCAGACCCCATGTCTACAGCCATGTGCAGACGAGTCTCTGCGTTACGACGAGCGGCATCATTAGGCGCATTACGTAAATCTGTCAGTGCTTGCGAGTAACGTGTAACAGTCTCTAATGCATGTTTGTGGTCTCTGTTAACTGCTTCTGACCATGCTGAGTTGGCGGGGGCATGAGCACCTTTATCTGGGAACACCGTCCAGTCATCGTGAGTGAGGTCGTAGGCTGCGTAAGGGTTAATCACCCGAATGTCTGTTGCTCCCGGATTAACATAAAACGTAAGTTCGTAACCTTCCCAGTCTGCGGTGTGTGGCATGACGTCTGTTCTAAACTCTTCGTTTAGTTGCTTACTAATCTCAACGTCGCTTAAACCTACGTACGCAGGATTGGCTTTACGAAACTCAACGTAGTCAACCCCAAGTAAGCAGTCTAAGTCTCCGGGGTGGCGCGAGGCTGACCACTGATACGAAACCCCCGAACCTGCTAACCATGCATGTACCCAGTATTCAGAATGCATGTACTTCTCAGAGAGGTAGTTTAATAGGATTGAGTTAATAGCATTACGAACCCATGACTTTAGTTGAATGCCTTCGAACAATGAAGGGTCTAAGGAACCTTCGGGTGCACTAAAGTAAGAGGTCTCTGACCCCGAAACATTCACAGAATCAGATGTGTCCATTTATTCATCTTCCTCAGATGGTTCGGGTAAATCCAGTTTATTATCTGGTTTCTTTAAAAACTTATTCTTAATCTCTGGCTCTTCGTAGTCGGTTACGATGCTGGTCACAAAGCCACAAGGCACATGTGCGTTTGCAAATCTGTGAACCAGCATCCATACCGCTGACTCTTCTTCACTACTAAGTGAGAGGGAACCTTCACAGTACCCACAAGTCATGTCTACGTGCATGGGTGTTACTCTGTCTTATCCAAAGAAACACCGCGGTCTGCAAGGGCATCACGAACCTGCTCTGCGCTTGTTGCTTCTTCCTTAGGAAGGATAGAAGTCAGAACGTCTGCGATGCTACGCACCTGAATTTCGGCTGAAATGTCCAAGCAAGCGCGACGTACATCTACGATGTTTGCCTCACGCTCTGCCACTACGGCCTCTTCAGGCATGCGAGTAAGAAGGACAGGTGTACCTGCCTTATCAATTACAACAAGGAAAAACGTCTGAACCTCAATTGGTTCCTTGGTCGTTTCTTCAACGGTTGTTTCTTCTGGTGCTGTTTCAGTCATTGTACATTCCTAATAGTTTTCTTTTACGAGTTGTTACGGTGCTATGCACAGGGCAGAAGTGACATAGGTACACTTTTGGTCCCGGCATACTTGCTGCTGATGGCAACCCTAGTTCCTTACGGTCTGCTTTTGTAGACTCAGGCACTAGACGTTTATCATCCCGCTCATAATCCCCACAACCATTTTGTGGGCGATTATGTGCAGAAAAACATTTTAATGCATCTTCGGAGAAGGTACTCTTTGAATCATAATAAGTGTTATCGATTTCACCAAGGCCTTTTGAACCTCCACCACGAATCTGCTCAATGATTGCTTTACGCTTCTTTTCATCGATCCATTCCTTGACAGGCATGATAAACAAACGGCCCTTATGAGGGTCGCCCGAGGGAAACACATGCTTCTCACATGAGATAGTGAGTGTCACGTCATTCTCTGGCTTACCCTCAAAGGGGGGCAACTCCTCAAGAGTGTTGCATACCAGACAGTACAGCAGTCTAAATACAGGTCCCATGTCCTGTTTAGCGTTACCGGGCTTGATTAAAGGGATGTCTCCCATGTTGTGCTCCTATGTATTCTTAGTTAATAAGATACTACATTAGTACTTTATTAACAAATTAGTATGTATTAACGAGGCTGACGAGGAGGTTGTTTTGCTTCACGAATTGGGCGTTCTGGAAGGTCTGTACGTTCCCTACGTGGTACTGTCCCTTCAATTACACGACCGCCCGTAACGAGTGCCGAAGTGTCTCCTACAATTCTTGACAAAGCGTCTGTACTCAATACGCCCTTATTTTGCTCACCCATTACTCCTGCTTGAGTAGCAATGGTCTTTTTAATTAAAGAAATGCCTTGACGAATGTTTCTCTTATGCGTTTGAATTTGAGCCAAACGTTCAGGGGTTGCGCTAGAAGGGTCACGTTGGTGCTTTGCAATCATGTTGGTCATAAACTGATGGGACATTGCAACGCCATTAACTAAATCTGCAACCTTAGGGGCTACACGAGTTAAACGTGCATGCGCTTCTTGATAAGAAGAGTGTGCTTTCGCGTATTCTTCTGATGCTGGGTTGAATGTACTACGAGTTTGAGCATGCTCAATGGCTTGGTCTGCTAATTGCTGTACTGAGTTAGGGGTAGCACCTAATCCTCGTACCTCTGCTTGAGTCCTTGGAACAGCGCCTGCGTCCAACCCAACTGCCATAGCGCCAACGCCTGAAGGCAAACCTGCTGGAAGTACCCCTTGCAAGTCATGAGGAGTGCGGGAGGCTGTGCGAACACTTAATTCTGCTTCAGAACCAAGTAGGCCTCGCATCTGTTCTTCAGTGACATTACTAGTTTCTGGCTTTGGCTGACTTGCTATGCGCTCTTGACGCTCTTGGTGTGCTGCACCAATCGTTTTAATGTCAGAACCAAGAGTTGCACAATCTCTACAGACTGCAGTGGTCTTGTTACTACGAGGGCCGTTCTTTACAGACACCATACGTGCTGGAACAGCCTCTTTACGACATGTTGGGCACGGATTACTTACAGCAGTTGTCTCAGTAATAGGCGAGCCTGCAGTTGCTGACTCATCAACAGTCCTAGGGCTAGAGTCTCCTCCACGCAAACGTGTGAAAGGTGAAGTAGAGTCTTTTACATCTGACTCAAGTACTTCACTCTTAACAACTTTATCATGAGACTTTTGCTGAACGTCTAACTTGGCTCTTGCAGTTTCACGCTTTTTTACAATACGGTCTAAAGCAGGGCCAGTAACACCCGCTTCTCGTGCATCATGGTGGGCTGCTACGGCAGCATCATGCTCGGCTCGTACTTTTTCTAATGCGGCAAGAGACTTTTGTACAGGGGTTGCTGCTCTACGTGCCATGCTTACTTACCCGGATTAATCTTTGCTGGGAATTCCTGATTGATGAACCCATAACCTGCGAATGAGTGAAGGCTCTGGCGATTAGCAAGCGTCTTTTCATTGCCTTGACCGGGGGTCACTTCGGTATTTGGGCGTGCTTTACGGTACTTACCATCTGTAGCACCATCATTTAGTGATACGTTCATGGAACGACTTGTGTTTACGGCCATTAGTTGGCACCCACTTTCTTGGTCATTACACCATCCGATTCTTAATTCTATCGTTATGTTGCCTTGTTGTGCAGTTAATACACAAACCATTACTATTAATAACTTGTGTTGGGTTAAGGATTACCCCGCACATAGGGCAAGGGTGAGAACCGTTGTAAACAGTCGCATTATGAGCAATCTGCGCTGCCTGTAGTTCCATTGTGAAGGCGCCATCACCGTCGTCCATTAAACACCACCCAAATCATTTCGAGAAGTACCTGAGTACCCTGCTGGACCACCTGAAAACCACGACACTCGTGGCTCCATGTAATGACGGTCTAAGTCAATGATGTCGCGAATTCCTCGCACTGTGTTGTCATACCCAAAACGATCTGGAAACAACTGAATCTGAGGCATAGGTGGTCGCACCATCTTTTGAATGACGTCACTTGGCATTGTGGCAACCATGAGGGCTTGCTGTGTCAACCGTTCTTCATTAGACGCAAATGGGCCTGTGTATTGCCAACGTGGCATAACACCATCCGGCTTAAGCGGAGGGCGCCATGGCTTGGTGCGGTCATACACACCATCTGGAGTGTTAGCCATTTACTGACCTCCTGCTCCCAAATCAAAATGAGACCTTCTTGAAGGAGCAGTAATAACTTGACTAACCCCACCCACATTAACAGTAATAGGAGGCAATCCTTTTGCTGATGGGTCAAGGTGAGGACTTCTAGTCAAATAGTTTTGTAATTTAGTTACGTTAGTTTTTTGTGTTCTGCCAGAGTTTTCATTTGTAAGTGCTTTGTTATTAAGATGATGAACCCAATGCATGGCTTGATAATCGGCAAGTGAAGTATCTTTTGGAATTAATCCTTTTTCTAAGGATACTTGATGCGCTTGCGCGTATGCATTTTGAATAAAGTGATAAACATTGGGCTTTTTCATATGCTCATTACCTGTTCCATACGGAACTTGGTAACTATCTAGTGCAGCATCATAAGCGTGTGTATCGATAGGGGCAGCAGTAGTCTTTCCGCCTGTGCTAACTGCTGTAGCAAAATCAGGGGTTTTTTGAGAAATGTTAGCCCTTGCTTTAAAAATAGACATAGGGTCTTCAGCCTCGCCACTTTTGACACTTAAGGCTGCTGCTATCTCTTTGGTTCCTTGAGGCTTCAAAGGAGTGCCTGTTAAGTTTGCCCTATCCATAAGGCTTGCTCTTTTATCAGAATCTTTTTCTGTAGATGCCCGAGTAATTAAACTAGCCTGTCGGTCGTTTAGATGAAGGATTTGTTGACCCATCAAACGATTGGCGCCCCAAAAAGTCTTTGAAGATAACTTTGATAAAATGGCACCACCAGCCGTGGTATCCCGACCAATGTCTGAACCAATTGATTCAGCGTCAAGTTTAGCCTCTGGGTACCATGACCCTCCGGCTTTTACAGACTCTGGTGTAAATGCTTTAGTTCTTTTAACAAGATTCTTTACCATCTGCTTATGAACATCAGGAGTTAACTCAAATTTACCGGGTTCTATTGCAACCATTGTTTATCTCCAACTTGGTTTCATGCGGTCGAACTGGCGTGCTCGTCGCTCGTTAATTTCACCGGGTTCATTTGCACGATGGTCTGCTTTACCATCATTAACTAGGTGAGGTCCGGGAACTAAAATTGGGTTAGGGGCAAACCTTGGCGCCATTAATACATTGCCAACTTGCTTTGCCATCGCCTCTCGGCGTAGTCCTGCGTCTGGCTGGAAAGTATCTGGCCAAAGGTAGTTGCTAACATCAATCTTTTCACCCTTGTGCACACCACGCTGGTAAGACTTATCGCCAACGCGTGTCTTAATAGAGTCAAGAAGGCGGTCATCACGACGAGAACGAATTGTTCCTAGGTAACCATCAGGGTATTCAGCAGACGGAGTACGGGCAGTACCCATACGCTTGAAGTCCATGTCTGAACGTGCAACAGGGAGACCGCCACCACCGTAGTTGGTGTAAGTACCACTAAACCCACTACCGCCAGTATTCTGCCAGTTTTGTTGTGGTGTCCAGTTATTAGGACCAGTTGCCATTACTTGGCCCCTTTGCGTAGTCTTTCTGTACGACCTCGGTTAATGGTTCGAAGAACATCGCCATAACTGACAGACTCTGTTACAACTTTTCCATTTTTATCCGTAACAATTTCACCCTTTTTGTTACGCGCAGGTTTGCGTCCTGCTTGTCTTTCCCACTCAGGGTTGTCGTATTCATTCTTTGAGAATTTACGCTTACCCGGTCTAAACTCTGGGTTTGGATCCCCTTCTCCAAGGTCTCCTGTGTGCATGAGTACTTCCGTACCGTAAGGGCCGGGGGATTCTGCTCCTGCGCCCAAGTTTGTTTTAGGTAATGCCCACACCGACTCTTGGCGCTCTCCCACACCCATTGATTTAGCCTTCTTAATCGAAGGGACTTTAGTAACAACATCTAGGGTCTGGCCCCAAACTCCATGGACCGCAGGGTTAACTGATTCTGCTAAGTCTTGGTGTGTTTCTTTATGTGCCTCAATGTCAGCGGCTGTAACAGGCCCGTCTGTAGTGTGTTCTCCACCTTCTACAGCAACCATGTACCCTTTACCGCCTACAGGGCGCCCAGTATTCCAATGAAAACTACCGCCACCACTTTTAGCGACGTGTTCGGCCATTTGCTCAGAAGACAGGTTTCGTGTACTCATACATCAATAATCGTTGATTATTGGGTAAATGTCTCACTAAAAGAAAAACCGCCCTTGCATGCAGAGGGGCGGTTCTAGACTTATTTAGTGTATCACACTTGAGCGACAAACTCTTGACCTTTGTACAAGGTCTTCCCATCATCAATGTGAACGAGGTCTACGTGGAACGAGCCTTCGTCTTTGTATTTAACAACGGCAATACCTTGTTGCCAGTTCTCCCAATACTGGATTGGACGCCCATTAGCATCCACAGAACCTTTAACACTCGGCACTGCCCCATCTACTCGGCAGAGGCATCCGGGGCTAATTGCCATGGACTTAATCTTGCCTTCACGGTCAAATGTAGTCTTGGACTGAATCTCTTGACGATGAATGTGCCCGAAAATAGTAGAGATGTGAGGCATCTCATTGGTGTACTTCATAGAAGTGTTACCTGATGAGTTGACCTTGTCACCATGGATTGCACGCAACTTGTCATTAATCCACCACATCGCAGCAGGGTAACCGTCCATGTACTCAACATCTAGTTCTTCTAAACGCAATAGGTACGGTAGTGACATCACAGGCCATGATGACGGAATGTTGGCACGTTTTAAACCAAACGCAGAGAGTGCATTGGCTTGTACGAACTTCTGCATACGACGGTCGTGATTACCTTCAATAATAACAATCTTAGCGTCAGGGGCTGCTGCACGTTGGCGAGCAGCGAACAAATGCCCGTAATCAATGGCATGCTGAGTAGTGAACGCAAAAGAGGCTTCTTGTTCGTACTTGCCCTGCGCAGGAAGGTCGATGTAATCCCCTAAATTGATTACTTGGTCAACTCCATTCTCATGCTGTTCAGCACTGAGAATTTGTAGGGCTACATCAATTGCCTTCTCATCATGGAAAGGGTCAAGACCTGTGTCTTCAAACTGACGGTAACCAATCTGAGGGTCTGGAAGAATAACTGCTGTCTTCCAACCTCCAACTACGGCTGGAGTTTTCTTAGGTTTTGCGGGCTGCTTTATTACTGTTGGGGCAGCCTGCTGAACTACTGGCCACTCCGGACCTGACTCCCATGACGGGGACAGAACCAAAGAAACGGCTTCAAGGTCATGGATGATGGCTTCTCCATCAGCATCTTTAGTAAGAGACTGATAGTTAGATACTTTAACCTTAGAGATTTTTCCAATGTCTTCTGGATTAAGCCCATTGTTCTTTATAAAGTTTTCAATGGCATTTGCTTTAATCGTCTCTTCTAGGTTATTCCTAGTGTCTTTTATCGATGACATAAGCATTTGCCCCTTTTGTGTGACCGTACAACATCCCTACTAATAGGAAGGAAGTTATTTAATACAGTAGTTAGTCGGTTTTCTGTTAAATCAAGGTTGATGATTGCGTGCACATCTTCTTGGTCTTCGGTGGGCAAAGAGTCAACCCAACGACCTAGTTTGCATTTATTGTGCGTGTTTTTCTGGAGATCTTCCAGAACGGTTTTATAGATAGACATTTACAAGCCTTCCTCATAAGAACTACAACGTAGCCTACAGAAGGTTCAAGTAAATTACAACCTAATCTTCAAACTTAAACACACTTCCAGCAGTTTTGTTGGAAAAGGCCAGAGGAACACCGCCACCGCGAGGGACTGACCATGCTGTAGTTCTACCAAAAGAGGAGTTAGTGTCTGATCGGTGCGGTAAAAAAGTCCGTTGCCCTTGGTATCGGGGATGCGCAAGACCTGTGGTATGCCCTTGAGTGAAGTTACCTTCACCAATCGAAGGCGTAGCATGCCCGAAGTAAGTTTCACTTCCTGCAAACTGATGCCCGGAGACAGACCCAATAGACATGGTTATCGCTTAGTTGCAGATGGAACAATCTGTCCGTCAGCCTGTGTAGGGCCGTTCTCATGCATGTGAGGAGCAGGTGTGCTGACGTCAATTGCGTAACGAGCACCTAGACGTTCCTGCATAACGTTTACACGGTTAGCCTTACCACCAGCGGTAGGGTCTGCAGACTGAGTGTTCTTGCGAGGAATTAGAGTACCGCGCTCTGGCTGTGCAACACCGATAGGAAGGCGGGGGCTGCCTGCAGAGGCTGCCGATTCTACTGCCTCGTGGTGCGTAGCAAATGAGCGAGTAGGTGTGTTTGATGCTTCGTACATGTTGCTAGATTCTCCAGCGCGGTTACGCATTGCATGACCCTTAGCCATAGTGGTTCCTTCCAAATAAGCCTTAAGACAAAGGTAGGAAATTAAACGACGATTGTCAGCATTAACTAGCAGAAATCACAAAAACAATTGCGGAGATTTCGCCGTCTCGGCTTTCAATAGTAGTAAATCCGGGCTTGCAAGTAAGGTCTAGACCTCTTGGAGCCACGTACCCACGAGCAATAGCCAATGCTTTTACTGCCTGATTCACAGCACCTGCGCCTACAGCCCGCAAGCGGACCTCGCGCTTATCGTACAGAGCGTGAGCGATAGCGCTTGCTACTGACTGGGGGTTACTTCCCGCACTTACTCGCAAGAATGGTTCTTCAACATTCTTTACTTCTTCGTTATTCACCGTTTGTCATCCTTATAGATTCGTTTTGTAGCCGTTCCTCCCTATTAACGGTAGAAAACAAATGCTATTTAGTCTGCTTAAACAAAAGGTTGATCTCTAAACTTTAAATCTTTTAATTTATTAATAATTTCTTTTTCATAAGCGGTTTCATTCCTACCACTTACGATACGAGCAATACCATATGAGTCTGCTGCGTTATCATCATCAAACTCTACGTCCCACTTTTTGTAAACCTGCAGTAGCATTTGGTTCTTTTGAACCCCCGTACCTTTACCTGTCACGTACTTCTTAACTATGGTGGGAGGTACTTGCAACGGATACTGGCCTAGTTCACGTTTGATAGTCAAACGTACAGCGCCAAACAATTCGCCTGACAGCAAGGCAGAGTGAGACATCTTGACTGGGGCTTCTAATGCGGAATCAATGATATTGTAGTTAATAAATAAAGAGGCTAACCAACCTTGGATGTTTATTACTCTATCGATACCTGACCCCGGAGCCTTGTAAACAAAGGTCTCGTAGTTAGGAGTACCCTGCGCTGATAAGAATGTAACGGCAAACCCTGAATACGATTGGTCTATGCCCATTACAACGGTGGCCCCCTTCTGGAGACCACCGCCATAATGCTTTATTGACTTCATGGCTTTAATACGCCTAATACAATGTCCAAAACATCTTGAGGAGTATTAAGAGGAACGTCGGCATGACGCACTGCTAAAGAGACTTCTTCAGCAAGACGGTTACGCAACTTGTCTTCATTAGATACGTAAGGAGAAGTACTACGAGCAAGAACGTATGCTGGAACAACGTAGATACTTTGTTCCTCACGTTCTTCAGTTAACCGAACTAATTTACCTGCTTTATGCAAAACAGAAAGCGTACCTGAACAAGTCCCATGATGAGATACATTCTTGTAGAGGGTGCGCAGTTCTCCAATAGTGATGCCCCTAGCCTTTGCGTCCTTAGCAAACATCAACACTTCTTCTTGAAAAGAATCGGTTTTACCTGACTTTGCTCGGCGTTCTGAACGACGCTTAGAAGCGGCCGTTCCTGAGAAAGGGTCTACAAGAGTAGTCATTACTTACCTCGGTTTTCTAAGTGTTCTGCAACAATGTCAAGCAGAATGTACCCTGCTAGGTCTGGGCGAGGGTCTTCCTTATCATCGGAAGAAGTACCCTCTCCATGTACCATGCGATTAATCTTGTCGTCCATACGAACGGCTAGACGCTGCCTAGGGGTAAGGTTCTTTGCAAATACTTCGATAGGGTGTGTAGCACTATTGCCGTAACGACGATTCTTATGCAGAAGCAAACAAGTTAACATTACTCCGTAGAACGCAATCAGTTCTTTAGTATCGTTATCGGCAAGTACTCTGTTGTCTAGAAGTTCTTCAATCTCTTTAAGACCTTCACGCCATGTCCATCCATGTGGAAGTCCTTCCCATGACTGGGGAGCGTTTGGGTCAATGTAAGGTGTTGGGTCAAACAGTTCATATTGATTTGGATTCATTAGAGGGTGTACCTACTCTTATTGCGAGCAACATTGTTTGAAGAAGTACGACGAGTAAGTTCTCGGCTTACAAGATTAGTATCTCTATCAAGGTTTTCAGCAACGCTTTCAATCATCTTACGATAAGCGTAGGCTTCCTCTAACTTGCTTTCCATAGCCATAACCTTTGAGTCACAAGCAATCGCTGCTTTAAGAATAGTAATTCTATCGCCACGACTACTGTTATTAGACGCTTGTACTAGCAGGCTATTCTCCAAGAAAGACAACTTCTTTTGGTAAGCACGCTCATCTACTTGGGCTGCTGATACTTGCCCGTTGATGTGGTCAGCCCAAGAAGTTAATGCTGAGAATAACAACATCAAAGAGTCATCATCTAACGCAGTTAGATCTTTAGGGATGTATGGAATCTCGTGCTTAGGCTTTGACCACAACTCAATACCTTGGTCGCTAAGAAAACGTACCGCTTCTGCTGAAGCGGCTCCTAGTTTTAGTGCCATTTAATCCTCCTCATAAGGGGCACAGGACTTGCATCCCTTTTTACTTACATTACAGGGAAGCGGAGTGCCCGCTTCAACTGCGTCTACAATTTGCTTTGCGGCATCAAAGATGTGCTCCACAAGATCATAGGACGCTTTTACAGAAAACTCTTTGTAAGACTGGTCTGCTTTGAGTTCGTACAAAAACACAATCTCAGTAGGGTAACTGTCTACAAGACCTTTGGCGTGCATGCGCTTGAGCAACTCTAAGTAAATGTTACCTTGCATCAAGTGAGTCTTAAATGGACGGCGAATGTTGCGCCAACCTTCTAGCAAGTCTCCACCAGCCATTAATGCAGGGGCTTCCATCCGGATAGTTCCTGCACCAATTGATTTAATTTCAATAAGACATTCGTCATTAATACCTTTAATCCAACCATCTGCGTGGCCCGCAATGCGCAAGTCATCGTCTTTCAAAGAAATTTCATCGTATTTAAAACGATAACTCCTGCACAACTTACAGGTTGTAGGACTCGTAACATGTGTTACGTTCCAACAGTTTTGGCATACCCATTTACCATAAAGCACACCCATTTCGGCAAACCAGTTTTGCCATTTGTGATGAATAGCGTGGCCTTCATCAAAGATCGATTGTAGACGGAGATTTGGTCGTTCTTCTTTCTTCTCTGCCCCATTGAGCAAGAAGTAGGATGCACGATGGCACCATGTGTCTTTAGCCATTTCGCTAGGATGTAGTACATCTGTGCGCCTGTCTCCTACAGGGCGAGCCATCAAGTGACGTTCAATCTCACCGATTAAACGTGAACTAGGTCGCTTGGCATCTAAAAACTTTTTAAGGTCTCCGTCTGGTTTCATTAAGGTGCACCCTTTTCTATAAACTCTTGTAGCGTCATCTTAGCAGTGTTCTTGTTCCATTTGCGAATCAGAGCATTTCGCTCTCTGTGAGACAGACCTCCCCAAATACCATGAGGTTCATCTGTCTTTAACGCAGTCATTAAACAGGCTACTCTTACTGGGCATGGCATTCGTCCGTCATGCCCTAAGCAAATTCCTTTTGCTTTAGTAGCGATTGCTTTGTATTTATTTTTGTCCCTTGGCGGATAAAACATATCCGTGTCCTCCCCAGCACATTTGGCTTCATACCGCCATGCGTACTCGGGTTCTTGCATTCATTACTCCTCTAGTTTGTTATGCATTTCAAAGAAGTCCGTCTCTAACATAATGACGTAATCCTCTCCATCCAAATGGACTCCTAAAATAGGCGTGCGCCCATCAAGGATTGCTTCCGTTGTTATTTTCTTTAGAACGTCTGACTTTAAACTAAAGGACTTCTTACCAGTCCACTTGTGCTCAATTAACAAAGCGCTATTCCTTACATCGCCTTTTCTAGACCAAAAGGCCCCAGATGCAGCAGTACGAGAACCGCCGACTAATTTAGCCAGACGGTCCTCGTGTGCTCTAGACTGTTTCTGTCCTTCAGACTTCATCAGTAAGTTCGACTTTTCCTTCTAGATACGCCTTAATAATGCGAGGCGTTACATACACTAGAATCTCTCTAAACTCACAGGTGTTACATGCACAGTAAGGCATGCCACTTTCAGTTTCAAAAGGCTCTTCATCTGACTCATCATAGATAGAATCTAATAACAGATCCATGTACGTTGATAGGTTCTTCTGAAGGTCTTCTGCCCACTCGGTATCGTTAATTACAAAACTCATTGTTCCACCGCCATTGGTAAGTCACTCTGCAACACCAGTTGTTGCAGTTCTTCTTTAAGGTCAATCTCTTCGCGCAAGGATGTAATCAAAGACTCAATACCTTGCCACTTACGTTCTCCATAGTAAATCCAACCGCCACGTCGGTCAACTACCTCTTTAATAATAGCCATAGACGCAATTTCTTTGGCAAAGTCATAGTTGCCCGGGTCTACTGGACCACCGTTAGCAAAGTAGTAGTCAAAGTAGGCCACGCGCTGTGGAGGGGCTGTCTTGTTCTTAATGGTGCGCACACGAATACGCTGTCCAATACGAACCTTATTAGATGTTGGACCGATGTCAATCCATTCATCACGCTTTACTTCACACCGTGTAAAGAACGCGTAGTCCTTACCCTGCCCACCGGGAGTAGTACGAGGGTCGCCATGCATGACGCCAATCTTCATACGCCATTGATTAATAACAATTCCAAGTACTGGGCGCTCGTCTTCAATAAGGCTGCGCTTCATGGCTTGGCCAATCTTACGAAAGAACTTATTAGTAATCATTGCGCCACGACCAACTGTGAACTCATCCATGTTCTTCTCAATCTCAGGAGATGGAGAAAGCGCAGGGAGTGAGTCAATCACGATGGCATCAACAGCCTTGGACTCTGCGAAAGCAATTGCAGCGTCGTAGGCTTCTTCCATAACCGTTGTCTCTACAACAATCACACGGCTCGTATCTACCCCGCACATCTCAGCGTACTGAGGCACCCACTGCTCTGCAGCAATCCATACCGTAGTGAAGTCTGGGTCAAGGGCTTGATTTGCAGAAATAGTCTTAAGTGCTACGCCGGTCTTACCATGACTTGATTCACCAATAAGTTCATTCCACTGATTAGCAGGCCAACCCCCGCCAAGAGCATAGTCAAGAGTTACAGACCCCGTAGTCATACGAGGAATCAACTCTTGAGTAATGTCTTTACCTACTACTACAGTGCCTTCGCCAAACTTCTTGTTAAGACCTGCAACTACTTTTAAAGCGTCTGGACTAATCATTAATATTTTCCTCTACAAAAGGAAGGTTTGTAGCGGCTTCAAATAGCCATGCTTTAAATTGTCCTACTGCGTGGTTGTGCCCACGGCTAAAAGCGGACTCAATGTCAGCCTTAACTTCTGGGGTGTGGTACAAGAGTTCATACTTTGCACGCCACTCATCACGCTCGGCAGTTACTTCTTTAATGTCTCTTGTAAGAATACCTGCATTGTACTTAAGGCCACTGATTGAAGCCTTTGCATTAAACAACTCTTCTTTAAGGTTACGAAGTTTCTTTTTATTAAACATTAGTCTACTCTTCCAATAATGCCTTGAGGGTTCCAGTTATTGGTGGCATTATTGCCAATAGCGGATTTGGTGTCGCCTTCTACACGAGCCCCAGTAAGTGTACCTAGATGACTTCCTGATTGGGAAATCGGGTAACCACAGTCGTAACAACGAGGGGCTGCTCCTGCTACTGCCATGTAGTTACCTGAGTAACACTCTGGGCAAGAGGAGGTTTGTTGTGCGCTTCTCGCCTGTGAAGGCGCTTGGGCTGGCGGGGTAAACTGCTGAGATACCGGAGGGTACCCTTGAGTTGGAGGGGTGTACTGCGTAGGTGCTGGTTGATAAGAAGGCTGTTGTGGCGTATTGCCAAACTGCTTATCCCAAAATGAATTACCCATCAAGTTCTCCGATCTTTACTAACTCAACGTCTACTAATGTAGACATGGTGCTCAATAAAGCAGCCATACAAACTGATTCTAGTCTATGTTGTAGCACTTCGTAAAATTCATCTGGAAAGTTATCATTACGGTCAGCGATAGACTCAACAATAATCCCTGAGGCTACTAAATTAGATACGGATTGAAACAGAGGGATTAACCAAGCAATTTTTTTAATTCGTTTATTAGACTCTTCTTGTTCTTTTACTGCCAACTCATCGCTAATAGGGGGTAACCCTAAAAGAGAAGCAACCTTCAAAGGGTTCTCAAACTTAGCGTCAAACAAAAGTTCTCTACTAAAGTTGTCCATGATGGGCGTTGGATCTTTTTCAATTTGTTCTATTAAAGCCATAATATCTTCAGGGATATTGGCTTTTTTCTTTTTAAATGGATTAATCACTTGGCATCTCCCCAACGGTCTACAATCTTAACGTCTGCAATAAGCGGAATGGTAATCTCTGGAACAATTACCCCTTCCATGGACTCACGAATGGCTTCAGCAACTTCCTCCGCCATATGCTCTGGTGCAACAGTAACCAACTCATCGTGCACAGTCAAGATTACATTTACATCTGGCTCATCTAGGAAGCACGAGTGTGCCCGAACCATTGCCAACTTAATAATGTCAGCAGCACTTCCCTGAATGACTGTATTAAAGGCTTGGCGCTCTGCACGAGAGAATAGTCCTCGGTCTGAACTAAGCAAGTCTGGGATGTAACGCTTCCTACCAAAGATGGTAGACACAAAAGGTGTAGGGCGGTGCGCTTTAGCAGTGCGCACTACTCGGGCTTTGTATTTAGAAACATCTTTAAAGCGACTCTCAAAAGTAGTCAAAAGATCTTTTGCTTCTTTTAAGGAGATTCCCAAAGAGTCTGCAACCTTATCTGGACCAACTCCGTAAGAAAGAGACAGCACAAGAACTTTACCGCCCTTACGGTCAATTCCTAGAGGCGTAGCAATAGCCGTGTAAATGTCCTCCCCGTTACGGTAAGCGTTACACATGACAGGGTCGTTAGAGAAAGAGGCAATAACGCGTGGCTCAATTTGAGAATAATCAGCCACAACTAACTTGTATCCCGGAGGAGCCACAAATAGATTGCGAACCATCTTTCCGTATTCACCACTGCTAGGGATGTTCTGCAGGTTAGGGTTGCGACTGCTAAAGCGCCCTGTCTCAGCACCATACTGCACAAAGTCAGTGTGCACCTTGCCATTAATTAACAGCGCTTCTTTCGTTTCTACTCTGCTCTTACCATTAGTAGTACGAGTGACATCTCCTCCCAAGTATGGGACTACATAGGTTGTAAGTAGTTTATTTAAGTCTTGGTATTTAAGAATCGTTTCTACTAACTCGTCTTGATTCTTGAACACCTGAAGAGCCTCGTTACTTACTGCGTACTCTGAAATAGATAACTCCTTGCCCTCAGATGCCAACTTCTGACCTTTAGGGGTCAGTGAAGCACGCAAAGACTTAGGTGGACGAAGGCCTCTACCGCCCTCTTTCTTTGGCAAGTACAGTAACTGTTGCTTCTCTGCGATGCTGTTCATATTAAAAGCCCTACCCGCAAGACGATAGGCGTCTGCTCGGGTAGCATCAATGTCAGCCTCTACCTTGTCGCGTAGTTCTTCTAGCCCTTTAACATCAAGTGATGCGCCAGAAAGTTCCATGTCACACAGCACGCTGAGGACACTCATTTCTAACTTCCATACTTTCGTAAGGTTTGCATCTTTGATCTTTTTATCAAGAACCTTGTACAACTCATAAGTAGCCTGAGCGTCAAGTGCAGCGTATTTTGCTACATCATCAAATGAATGCTTTTCTACTTCCTTACCAATACCCTTGACTACTTCGATACCCAACTCTCGTTTAGCGCAGTCATCTAGACCTAAGCCCAAACGGTTACGGTTATCGACAATAAATGATGCTACGAGAGTATCAAAATAAGGTGCGGTAGGGACATCCCCACGCCAGTACTTAGCACAAGATTTCAAATCAAACTTAGCGTTATGCGCAATCTTTAACTTATCGCTAAAGAACAATGGGCGTAGCGCTTTAAATACTTCGCCCTGTCGTAGTTGTTCTGGTGGGAAAGTAAACTTAGGTGTCCACAACTTCTCGTTCTTAGAAAAGTCTTGAGGGTCACGAACAGGAAGGCCTTTAGCAAAACGTCGCTCGCCTTCTAAAAGCAAAGGCTTGTCCCACCCAGTGAACTCGCCGTTAGGGTGCCCCATTGGGATTACATCGACGCGACCCTCTGTAGCAAGAGCCATCCAGAGAACGTCGTTACGAACCGTGTCACCCCTATGAGGTCCCCACGTTTCTACGTCAAAAGCAAAAGAGTCTACTGTTAAGTAATGTTCAACAACTTCAGTAAGTTGTTCAGTAGTAGTAATAATGTTCATTTAATACTCCTAATAGAGAAGGGGGACTCTAGGAGATGAGACTAGAGTCCCCCATAAGCCACTGGCTCAACCACACCAACCAAATGGGAGCCAAGTGGGGCTTAGGTTATGCAGAGGCCTTAGCGATTTCGATAAGTTCTGCACGAGGAGTGACGTAAATGACTTCGTCAGTCAAAGGCTCTACAGTATCAAGAGCCTCTTCTACACTTAGAGGGTCCAAGTCCCACTCTTCGGCAAGGTCGCGTGCGCGAACCATGTCGATGATGTAGGTAGTCTTTGGACCAGTACCAGTGCGAGACAATGCCCAGTAGTGCTTATTCAGAGGACCCTTGCGAGTGTCTTCGTGAGCAGCCTTCAACTGGCGGAACAATGTCGGAGGAGCGGAAAGCATGAATACCTCTGGACCGTTCTCAGAGATAGAGACAACCGTAAAAGCAAACTTGTTACGGGGCTCGTCACCTAGCAGGTCGCATAGAGGGCAGTCGTCCTCAAGACATACAAAGGACTTCTTTCCGGGACGTTCAATCCAATGCTGACGGTACACCTTAAATGGACCATCACCAAGGAACTTAACGAGAGTGGGTTCTTCTTCAAACTTGAAGTCCTTGACGTACTCGTCAGACTTCTCTGACTTAAGGGCTTCAGTTGCCATGTCCCAACCAGACTGTACAGTCGTACCAATCTTTGGGGCTTCATCTTCATCTTCACGCTCAAAAACTTGTGAGCGTGCTTTAGTTGGACGAATCTCTTCGTCGTAGTCATCGGCATTTACTTGTGGACGTGAAATAGCCATAATGGCGTATTCTCCTTTTCGGCAGTTCGGATCATGAGGCTAATTGCTCTCCTGATTTGTAATCTCGTTCCATCGCGAGAATATCGCGATAGTGAGATCATTGTGTCGGTTCCACTCTACACGAGCGGTTCCTAACAAGTTCCGCTTCTGGAACTCTTCCATAGCAGATTCTATCAGAGGTCTAGTGTAGACCCTGTTGCCCCCTACCTTATCCCCATTGAGGACTTTGGCGCGAAGGCGGTAAGGGGAACGTGGGATGTACCCTTTACGTTCCCACAGTCTAACATTAACGACTGACTTATTTAACGCTTTTGCAAAAGCACCGATAGTAAAAAATTCAACTTCTTTACCATTCATAGTTTTTACAGTTGGCGAGGCATCCCAGTCGTTTAAGTCTCTGGCTTTCTTTTGAGGAGCATCTGGGTTATCTTCTTTACGCTTCTTCTTTGAACCCGGAACGTATTCCAAGCCTTCAAAAGCCTTCAGAATTTCTTCATCGCTTCTCAAACCAGCCATTGACTTAACCTTACTTCTTAGGCGTTGTAAGTGCCCAAGTAACTTTCGGTGGGAACATACTATCGACTTCGTCCACCGTTAGCAAATCGTCTTGCAATGCTTGCATGACAGCGTCTTGGTCTACGACCTGAACTGTCTTGTAAAGCACCTTCTGTAGTTCTTTTTCAGTAATGATTTCTTCTGCAGCAGACTCATCAAGAGAGCGGGATACTCGGCACTGCTTCTGCAAGAAACGTGCGCCAGTAACTTCTTCTGGAAGGTCTAGCCACAAATTGCCCTTGTCATCTTCTTGACCGGACTCTTCAATAAACTCAAACAACTTCTCTCGCAACTCGGACTGACGCGTCTTAAGCATGTCCATTGATTCTTTAATCTTGAGGTACTCAGTTGCAAGCGTAGTCAAATCATTGCCTGCAGAAATTTCTCTGGTGGTTCCTGATACACGGGCCATGGTCTTACCTTTCTATGGTTGATTGTTCTGTAGGAATCTTAGAAGACTTCCTACCGTTAAGTCAACTCCGCCTTTAGCGTTGACTCCCTTACCGTCAATAACCGCATTGGCTACTGCACTTTTCTGTAAAAGAACTTCATGTTGGCGCTCTTCGATAGTTCCCTTAGACAGCATGTCTTGGACAACTACCGATGGCCACCTACTAGATGCTCGCCTTATTCTACTGTTCCTCTGTACCGCCGAGCCACTGCTCCATGGGAGGTCGTAATTAATGAGAAGATTAGCCTGAGGAAGGTCCACCCCATACCCGCCAGCATCAGAACTAATGAGCACACGAACGTTTGGATTAGTTTGGAAATTAGTCTTAGCAATCTCTTTCTCCTTCGCGTTCATTTTTCCAGTGTAGATTTCAGAGCCGTATGGTACTGAATCTTGGATTAAAGAAACCATGTCTACATACGTAGTAAAGATAACTACTTTAGCCTCAGGGTCGGTATCCAAATGGTCTTTTACGTAAGCGCTAAGAGCCGTAAGTTTTGGCGAGCCAATAGTATCTAACTCACTCAATAATGTTTGATCTAAAATGTTTGCCAAGTACTGATTACCCCCATTAAGAGAGTTCGCTTTCTTAGCACTTGTGGCTACAAGTTTTGGGTGGTCTGACAACATCCTAAGAGCAGTTACCTTGCTCATGATTGACCCACGAATAGCATCGGCTGGACCGGCGTAAGTAGAACCATCCCCGTAGTGAGCGGTCAAAGAGAACGCACCCCCTAGTAAATCTTGAGCCTCTATCAACTCACCAATTAAGTCTGAGCAAATCTGGCGGTAAAGAGCAGACGCTTTTTTATGCAAAGGAATGATAAGAGGTGGACGATGACACATGTCCGGCAAGTAAGGAGCGACGTCTGGGTCATTCTGAGACTTTCTAACTGTTGCTTTTTGTAAAGTCCTATTAAGGGAAGGAAGGTTTTTGTAGCGCTCTACTCCCCCAAAATGGTTTCTTACAATGTACTCCTCATCAAAGATGTCAAACCTTCCAAGAACCTTGGGGTTAACAAATTGCATGATAGAAAAAATTTCTTCGGGTCGCCCATTCTCAATAGGGGTCCCAGTCAGAGCAAACTTAATGTCAATTATTTTTGACAATTCTTTAATCTTTTTTGAACGCTTGGCTTTGAATGATTTAATGGCGGTAGCCTCATCACAAATCATTGCTGATAGTGGGAGAGACTTAATCTGGTCCCAATCATTAACTACTGCTTCGTAGTTAACAATTACATAGTCAATGTTATTAAAGGCCCAATTACGAACTAACTCGTACTGTTCGTGGCGCTTTGTCCTATTACCATCAATAACTATTGCGTTTGAGTTAGAGAACTTTTCAATTTCTTTTTGCCATTGGTATTTAAGGCTGGACAATGCAACCACTAGTACAGGTAACGAGATATCTCCACTGTCCATTAACTTCTCAGAAGCGGCAATAGCCATACAAGTCTTTCCTAGACCCATCTCATAAGCAACAAGCATCTGCTTAGTAGCAACCATGTCATCTACAGCAGACTCTTGATATGGCTTAAGAGTACCGATAAAAGTCATTCCCAATCCTGAATGTAGTACACACCTGTACGGGTAGCATCTTCACCTTTTTTGACGCCCATTGCCCAACGGTAGATAAGCCCATAAACTTTTTCAAGCATTCTTTTTTCTTTCTTTTAGTACCTGCTTGTAAACTTCAATTCTTTCTTTAGCCCACTCTTTGTATTCCAAACTAGTAGTGGGGTCTTCTAAAACTTGTCGAAATAATTTAAGTTCTTTTTTAAGGAATTCGTTAGTAACGAATTGAAATGGGATTTCATTGTTGTAAGAAATCATCGCTTAATCCTTCACTTTCAATAAACTCTTTGTAAGAAGCATTCTCTTCTTCTAGTTTATTTACTTTATTAGTAAGACGAGTAATCATTGCGCCCATCTCATGACGAGTCATCAAGCCTTTTTCTTTGCACTCATCCTCTGTAGGTTCAAACAAATCGTAGTAATTGCCCATGGTTATTCTCCTAAAGTTACAACTTTAATGATACCTGATGAAGCAATGAGTTTGGAACACCCTGAGCAAGGCTGGCCTGTGATGTAAATACTTGCCTCTTGCAAGTCATTCCAATCTGCTCGCAGAAGGGCATTGGACTCTGCGTGAGTTGACCAACACAAGTCATAATCACCTTTAAAATGCTGAGATGAACCATCCAAGGCTCTAGGGCATTGCCCGGTTGAACCGCAAGACCGAGTATCTCCTGCAGGTGTTCCGTTGTACCCTGTTGAGATAATCTTATGTTCTTTAACTACTACGGCTCCATGCTGGGCACGTACGCAATCCCCACGGGCTGACACGGCTTTAGCAATTCCTAAGTAATAAGAATCCCAATCAGGACGATTCATTTTGTTTAGACTTTCTATTTAACAGATAGTTAAGAACCCCAACGGTGCAGTTAATGCTGACACACAGCAAAATAGCAATTTCCGTTACGCTAGACGCTAGTTTCATTACTATTCCATTTTTCTAATACTATGACGCTACTTATTGACTGTGCATAAACAAGGTCTAAGTCAAATACACGAACACCGTCAGTAAAGTGCAAGTAGGTCTGCTCACCCTCTTTGTTCGTAGGAACATGCATGTACCTACCTTCCATTGCGCCTTTTGCATCTTTATCAGACAGGAACTCAATGCGAATTAAGTCACCATTGTGTAAGTCGTCTAAAATGCTGGACATTTCAGATGCTTTCATTCCTGCTCACACTCTTCACATTCAAAAAACTCAACATCAACAAAGGAACCTGAACCAACAGTTGAGTACCATGCTAGTGGTTTTGAGTCTTTTAGATTTTCTTTTACAACTGGCTCAATGTTCATCCCTACTCACCGTCTAACGCTTTGATAGTTGGACATGGGTAAATGGCTAAACATTCTTCACAAAACTCTGCAATTTCAGTTTCTTGAATGTGCAACTCACGCACACGTTGGATGGCTTCAGTCTTTTGCTTGTTTAGTTCCATGTACTGAACAGCAGTTGCGTTCCAATTCACTTCACCAACATCAATAGTTTCAATTTTGTCACTCATCACTTCTCACCATCTAACGCTTTAATAGTTTCGCATGGCCAATGACCCCATACGCCAAAGTCATTATCGCCATAACACTCTTGGCAAAATGTCCCTTCTAGTCCGGGCACTTGTGGCTTGTGCAACTCACGAATGCGCTGGGCTAAGTCGTCTGCGCCCTCTTTCCTAGCAACACCACAGCCCCTACATCCACAGCGAATCTCGTCAGCCATTTAACGCATTCTCTAACTCAATTGAATGGGACAGACAAACGTCGCAAATTTGTCCACGATACTCTTTGCACTGTTTCATTTCGTCAACAATTTTACGAACAGATTGGATAACTTCTTTAAGTTGATGAACTTGTGCCCATAAATCTTTATCTTCTGGATGAGGTGATTGAGGGGCTAGTTCTCTTTGTTTCATTTCTCTATGGTTGATGTAGTCGCACATTTACTGTTCCTTTTAACTAATGAAAGCACTCTTACCGTACACCATGTGGCGAGCGGTATCAATACTGACATGAATCTGAGAGTCAGTCATACTTCCGATATCTTTATTAGTTGTATCGCCGTAGTTCAAGAAGTACGCTTCGATGTTGTACTTACGGCACATGTCTAATAAATACTCTGACGCTTTTAACCCAGCAGTATCGTAGTAAGGGTTATCCATAGCAATAATTACCTTCTCTGCTTGGCGCAAAAGTTTTACTTGCTCCACGCTCACTGAAGCGCCGAATGATGCAACCCCGTTAGGGATACCTGCGGTGTGTAACCTTAGAGCATCTAGCGGAGACTCCACAAGCACAAGTTGATCTTTCTGTACTTTATCAAAACCAAATAAAGTAAGAGACTTCTTTACACCTGTAGGTCGGTTTTTGAAATACCTGTCTTTCTCACCCTTTTCCTGCCAGCCCCACAACTTACCTGTCTCAGGGTTTCGGATAGGGGTAATCCAACAGTTCAATTTGTTGTCCCACTTAACGCCATAATACTCAGCAGATTCTTCAGACAACCCGCGCTTATCTAAGGCCCATGCTGGGGGAGCGTCATAAACAGCCAGTCGAGCCTCTGACATAGGGATTACATCTACAGACCGGACATACTCGGGCGCACGCTTTAGCATCAGAGCAAGGTCTTCTACTGACAGTGCGGCGTTAGTAGTTAACCACTCTTTGGCTGCGTCATAGTCGACTACATCTGCCACACCCCAAGTTACTCTGAACTTCTTAACATCAGAGACAAGAGTAATGAGGCTACCTTTGTAACCACACGAGAAACAGATGTGAACGCCAGTATCTTTATTAATTGACCACGATGGGTTGTTATCTTGCTTCCCAGTACGCTCAACATGCATGGGGCAGTGCGCAAGAATCTCGGAGCCACGCTCTGATAATGAGGAAATGTTTAAGGCTGCTAATGCCTTTTCTACGTCGGTTACCATGTCGTACCGCTAAATGACGATGAGCATTCCGGACACTTTGCCATAAGCGACTCTTCGTGGAAGCAACCTGTCTCCCAACGCCATGTCAAGGTAGTCTCTGAAGGACCGCAGTTACGACTTGCAACAATCTTAAGTACGCGAACTTCTTCGTCTTCTTCAATAGGCTCTAGACCAAAAATAACATCCGAGTCTTGGAAGAAGGAGGATGAGTAACCGATACTATCTGCGGATACCTTCCCACCCTTCATCTTCCACAACAACGTCTGTGTAGTAATAACTACTGGAATGTCCATACGTTGAGCAAGGCGCTTCAACCCTCGTGTAATGTTTGTAATCGCTTGAGGGGTGTTCATGTCTCCAGTTACTTCGTCAAGCATCAGGTACACACCGTCTACAAATACAACATCTGGTTTCAACTGGTCGATCTTTGCTGACAAAGAAGAAACGGTCAAACCATTGACAGCGTCTACAAGATGGAACGGTTTTTTAAGAGCCATAGTTGAAAGCATCTTTTTAAACCGACCCTCTTCACTTGTGGTCAACTTTCCACGGCGTAACCTGTTGTGTGAAATCTTAGAACGCATAGCATCGTGACGCTGTTGCTGTTCGCGGTTGTTCATCTCAAAAGATTGAAACATAACAGTAAAGTCCTGCTCGTGACAGTTCACTGCCATCTGCAAAGCAATCTGTGACTTACCTGTCTTAGGCGGAGCAATCAGAGTTACCAACTGACCTTTTTGCAAACCAGCAGTTGCTTCATCCATCTTCTCAAATCCTGTAGGAATTCCAAGGAAGGTGTTACTACCTAGGTCCAAGTAATCTTGGAAACGGTCATCTGGAGAAACGGTCAAGTCTGTTTCGTTGGTTCCGGGAACGCCCTCGGAGTTAACTACTGAGACCGCCTTCTCCATAGCAATCAAAGCGGCTTCGTGATCGTTGCTTGTCAGGTTAGTAAGCGCAACCTCAAGACCTTCTCGGGTCTTCATACGACGGCGGAAAGCCACCATCTGGTCAATCAAGTAATCGATTGAATCCTCTACATCGAACAACCGATAGTTAGGGAAGTTATCTTTAACAGCAACACCTGTAGGCACCTCGCGGTAACGGCTGTAATGCTCACGAATAAACACCCACACAGCACGATTGATTTCATCTAAGAACCAATCATCACCAATGTTGTGCTGTAAAACAGAAGAGATAGACCTATCCCGAATTACTTTGCTGATTAGCCTTGCTTCGTTATCAACCGCCATTTAAATACTCCATATCAATTCCCCAAGACCCATAGCGAGCAAGACGTTCAGGGACGTCTACTACTCCGCGTACATCTCGTCTAAAAGGAAGTTCATCTACTAGTTCTTGCACGTCGCTGTAAGCAACAACATAATTAAAAGGGTTAGTACCCCGGTTAGTCAAACTATCAAACGCATCGTCCATGTAGGCTTGGTCGAATCCAAAACTTGCCAACTCATAAGTGACCCCGACGTTTTCACTAAAACGCCAAAGAGCAGCCAGCGCACGCATGTCCCACGTAAATGTAGTTTCGCTCTTGCGCTTTACTCCAAGAACTTTTTTTGTCACGGTCTCTGAAGTACTAACAACGTCAAGCGTCACTACAAAACGTGGCGGGACTTCATTTGAAATGTCCCCGTTTTTCATAAGACTTCGATGTATCCGTTATGAATTACGAAAGCCCTGAACGTAGCCGAAGACTCATTTGCAAGTTCTACCTCTTCATCAGTTACATCAGAAAGAACAGGGATACTGTAATCGCCATCGCCTTCTTCTGTATGTGACTTAACAAACTTAGTGTGCTTACAAGCCTTGCGTGTAACAAAGGTATTGCAGTCACACTTAAGTTCATTAGTGTCCAAGTTAACCTGAACCTCAGATACTTGATACATAGTTGCTGAAATGAAAAATTGAACAGTGCGCCATTTGGAAGTACTCACTTTGTTACCTTTCATTAGAAACCTATCCTTAAATCGTCACCCTTGATTGAAAGTCGAACGAAAGCCTCGTGAGCAAAACTTGCCATTGCTGGGGAGTACTTAGCGTCCCAATCTTCTAATCGTACATTCGTTGTAATGATAGTTGGAAACCCTTTATCGTAGCGACTTCGCAAGACTTCATCAAACGATGCGTCAGTGTATTTTGAACCGTATTCCTTACCTAAATCATCTAACACAAGTACCCTTACGTTCAGCCAGTCCTCACGCGATCTTCCGTGTATACCTTCCATCTCGCGAGTAAGGTTTTTGAGTTCTTCCCCATCTGCCTCAATCAGAGCCTTCTTTCTTGAAAGAAACTCAGAGAAAGTCAGGTAGTAAATTGGACGAACTCCCAACCCAAAGGTTGTTGCTGAGTACCCTAAAATCTTACGCATCTCTTCTTCATCATCAGGTAGTTCACGTACAAACTCTTGGAGAGTAACTACAGCGTGAGTAGTCTTGCCTAGTCCGGGGGTTCCGTCAAATAACAGTCCGACCCCTGTAGTACCTAGCCCTCCGACCTTTCGAATAACGCTTCCTTCCATGACTAAATCTAGCCATGAAGAAACCTGCTTAGGAAAAGAACCTGTATCTTCGATGATGCGCTCCTTACCTACACCGATGAATCGGTTAGGGATGTTAGATGTTCGCATAATCCAATGCTTCTTGTAGCCGTGCAAAGTGTCTAAATCGTAGTTCACTACTGCCCCTTGGTTAGTTGTTCCTCGTGCTTCTTCAAGAAAGCACGACCAGCGATGGTGTTATCAAACTCAGTTCCGTCTGATGCGGTTAGTACTACAGACTGAACTTCAGATGGAACAGTAGCCGTTACTCCTGCTTTATGCAAACCTAGTTTTTCGTGAGCGTAATTCAAATGAGTCCTGAACATGCCTAAGTACTTCTTGTACAAGTGCGGAACCTTGTCACCAACGTCGCGGAAAGAATCCTCGTCTGCAAGGAATGCGTGCAAGATTTCAAGTTCCACCATAGGAGTAATCCCGTACTGCTTGCGTTGCTTGGCTAGAGCCAAAGCAAGATTGCGCTGGTTCACGATTCCCGGAGCCCACGGAATCTTCTTACCAACCTCATAGGCAAACTCTGCAGCAGTATCTGCTGGGAGCCACTCCTCTTTAGGTCGACGCCAACGAGTCTTAGGGTCTGACTTCCTAGGTGCTGGCTTACTATCCTCTTTTGGTTCTAGTAAACCGAAACCGCCAATGTCATCTCCGTCGTCGTACTTTACTGCCATAGCATTCCCTACTTCCTGTTTGTCACCACTTCGGGGGCGCAGCCCCCTATAGTAATACGTAGTATTACTATTCCTGACTAATTTAGTCTTATGACTATAGTCTTGACTATTAGCCACAGTAGCCACATAGTCACCTGTTGCTGTGTCACCCATGACACTCTGGCTCTCTACCAGAGTTGCACCAGTGACACCCTGTAATACGTACTTTGAAGGCCCTTGGTAGCCCCCTGCCAATCTCGTGTGCAGAACTTGGACCAGACCATGTGATTCCAGCCCCCTGAGTGCCCTCAGCACAGTGGAGCGGGACTTGTTACCTGTCCAGAGACCTAGGTCCTCACAGCGAGCCTCCACGGCCTGCTCAGAGCCTGCTAGGGCCTGTAATGTGTGTAAAAGCCTGAACTCATAGTCCGTAAGGTTTTGAAATGGAATCATGTAGTTCTCCAGTTAAAGGCGTCGGTTAGGTACTCTTACTGCTCTTGTTTCTAGCACATAGATTGTGGATAGTGCAATAAAGGCAGAAGCCAAAGAACCTATCACAAGTTTGCTACTGGTGTACCCGAGTAAGTAAATAGAAGGAAGCGCCAAGGCTTCTAGTAACAACCCGCGCCAAACCCCAATGTCTAATACAAAGTTTTCAAATGCACCGACTACAAAAGAAATAGCCAGTGAAACAACAATAATTGTAATTAATAAATCGCTCATGGCGATTACTCTACTACGAAGATTGACCTACAGGAATCGTGGCGCCTTTTACATAGACTCGCCATTGAATGTTCAAAGGAAATTCATCTGGAAGACGTTTCAAAAGCCTGTCAAATTTAAGGGTGCTACTAGGGTACGTGTAACTCACAGAGGCCCCAGACGTCCCACTCCAGACACACCCTTCAAGACCTGCTTGAGAACCATCAAAGTAATCAAGCAAAGTACTTGTATTCTCAAAAAGTAAAGCGTCAATAAAGAATTTTTCAGTAGACAAAGGACTCTTAATGTAAACATACACCGTTGCGTAAGACGCATTAGACGGGGCTACTCCTGTTACAGATAGCCGAGTCCAATTAGACGTTGTGGTTGCGGTTTGAACCCCATCAGTGGACGAGATTAATACGTCCGCAGAAGTCCACCATTTAATAGATACATACGCGTTTCTAGCAACCGTGTCAGACTTTACATAAGCACTCAAGGTGTAATAATTATTTGGAGTAACTGCTGAGTGGTCGGATGTTCTTGCGTGTTTATCTGCCGAAGTGTTTGCAGTTAATTGAAGTGACGCTATTCCATATTTGTAAGTAGAAGTTACTCGGGCGATGGCTCCGTCAGTGACCCACCCTGTAGTTCCTGTGTTTTCAAATGAAGGATTAGTAACTAAGTTTGTACGAACAGGCTGTAGTGTGATGTCTACCGCATTAGGTTCATAGTACGTTGTAGCGGTTCCTTCATTAAATGAGAAACAATCAAACGTAATTTGTTGAGATGCTGACCCTGTAATTACAACCTCAAATCCAGCAAACAAAGACCCGTTTGGAGATGTAGCAGTTAGTGTTTTTTGAGCCCAAGACCCTGTTAACGAAAGAGACGCTGATGAAGATACTGATGAAGGGATTTCGTTTCCAAACTTGTCGTACCAACGGATCTTAAGGACAATGCTGGCAGTTGCCCCTGAGTTGTAACGGGCGTATGTTGAAAACGTGTATTGAGTTGCTTCGTTTACAGGTACCGCTTTAGTAACAGCGGAGGTTCCTAATGCCATAGTAGCCGGAGAAGTAGTGATTACTAACTTACCTACATAATTATTTGTAATAGCGTTAGTGACAGTTGGCCGTGCTATGGTTGAATCGGATGTTAGAGTACCGTTTGTAACGGTCCAATTACCGACTGACTTTTCAAAAGATGAGTCTTGTTGATTGAGTATCAAGTTTTTAGAAAGATTAATTTCAGGTAAGAACCCTGTTAAAGAATAAATAAAGGATGTAAGCCCACCAAGGGTTCCTTTATTTGCGTAATGCAGGATGGCATTCTTTATTAACTCTTTCCTATTTTTAATAGGAAGGTTAGGCTCAATAGGTAGCCCTAACGATTTTTCTTTTGCTAAAAGAAGTTCTGGTGGGCAGTTTTTTTCAGAGTAATCCGGTTTGATTAGGTTTGTTAAAGTTAATAGTTCATCATGTGTGAGTCCAAAGCCATACAAGTAATCGTAAAGTGTTGTATCAGTAGATGACGGTCCAACACTATCCGCTTCACTTGATGTAAACACCCGAGGTAATAATCCATACAAGGTATCCGCTGACTTTAATGAACTAGGTATAAGAGTGTTTACTTCTCCAGCAACAAACCACACACCGTTGGTACCTGCGTCAATGCTTTGCAAGAATACTCGGTAATAAGCATGTGCTCCAGCAGTTAACGCTTGGTTATTTGTCCCTACACCGTCGGTGAGGTTCTCTATACCATCAAGGAAAGTTTGTTTGGTCGGATACACTGATGTGGTGGAACTGAACGCCCCAAACTCTTCGTAGATAACTACACCATCATAAGCAGTCTCTGGGTATCCTGATTGATTTCTTACAAGGCGAATTCCACTGTAGGAACCTCCGGGAGTACTCCAAGTTACCCTGACTACTCCGTCATCCACTACTGTAGCACTTAAAGGATCTACTCGTAGGTACTGCCCTGACTGGGTACCATAAGTAAACGACTGATAAGTTCCGGAATTGTATTTAGTCATTGGCTATTAACACCCAATAAGAAACAAAGGATTAAAAGAAGAACCAGTAGCAACTTTTTCAGTTCCAACATAGAGGTCGCTGTTGCTATCTACTTTAATTACTACGTTATTGCTAGAGTCTTTAATCTGAAGCAAGTCTACGGATTGACCGCTGGCTTCTTTAAGAACAAGACCAACGGTGCTGCTAGACGAAGGTGTAATAGTGCTTCCACCTGCATTTTTTACATACTGGGTGTGAGCGTCTGCTAAAAGTCCTGCTTCAATGTTCTCAATACGAGCACGCAAAGATGACCAAATGTAAGCCGTGTTCTGCATGTTGGTTTGATTGAATGTAGGGGTAGACGCAGGGCTATGAGTAATTAAAGTGCCCAAAGTATTCTCTAGCAGTACTACTTCAGTCTGCAGATCGTTTACGTGAGCAGCCAGAACGTTGTCTGTTAAGTCTTTTTTTATAGTAAAAGTCTTTACTTCTACTGGATAATCAGCCATACATCTCTCCTAAACGAGTAACTTCCACTATTGACAATACCTTTATCTACGGCATTTTTCTTAATAAACTACGGGTTCCTACAGTTGCTGGGCAGTAACAATGACACTAGCCGTCGTAGGTGTGGTAGGGGTTGTCCCTCCAGCATAGGTTTGAAGAGTTACAGCGGTACTGTCTGACTGCCACATGATTTCTATGAATTGACCTGCAGTTACTTTAATAAAGTAGTTCCAGCCAATTACAGTGTGCCCATGGTCATTTCCGTGCTTACTTGGAACAGATATGAATCCAGTAGACCCGTCTATGTTTGTATTACTTTTTTTAAGCCAAACTTGAATGTCATGGTCTGAAGTACTTGTGTTTTGAAATTGACCGGACCATTGAAGGTTGTATACCCCCGAGTGGTCGAATGTAATTTTAGAGTTATCTACGACGCGAACACCATTAGACTCATCAACTATTCCAAGACGCATTGGGTAAGCCGTTGTCGTACTAGTTATTGTTTGAGTCGTGTTGTCTTGAAAAGCGCCATAGTAACTTGTTTTAAATTGCAACTCAGGGACATCACCAAACGCCCCTGACCACACGGGGTAAGAAGGGTCCCCCGCTTCAAATTGAATCCACACACCAGAGTTAACCGCAGGTGTGTAAGGGTAACTGTTATCAAACGGATAAACCCAGTTAGTTTCAGCGTCCCCTGTAAGTTGTGGGACAGTTACTTTAATCCTATTAAGGTTTTCAGGATCAGAGTTAGTAGTCACTACTCCACGATAAATCCCGTAATGGCGTTTAATATCTAACTCAGCCATACTAGTTTACGCTTAATACATCACTAGAGATTACAAAGATTTCGTTGTTAGCACCTACAAGGTTTGTAACACCAGCACTTCCGCCCACTTTGCTAATATCTGTTACAACAGCGTACTCAACACCTTCTACCCTTTGTGCCTGATACTGAATCTTTTCTTTTGTAATTGTTGAATTAAAGTACTGGTTTTTATAAGACAAGTAATCTAGTACTTGAGCCTTAACGGCTGCTTTGACATCAGCCGCTACGTAGTTGTCTAATACGTGCACGGTTAATGTGCAAGTAATGTGAGTATACATAGGAGGAAGTACAGTTACTGTTGTTCCAATTAAAGATTGAGAAAGCAAACTGCTTTGTACTGTTTGCATACTGTTGTAAAAATCACTCGTAGGTAAAGCCGTATTACCATATCCAGTCATTCCCGGGTAAGGGTAGTACGACGAGTCATCGGAAGCCACATATGGAGCGATGTACACAACTACAGAATTAGGTGTTGAAGCAATTGCTTTTGTTTTTCCAACGTACTCAATACCAAAAGGAATAGTCTCATAATCAGAAAGAGTAACCGCCCTGTTTAAAGCAGAAAGTGACGTAGCAGCGTTGTACCTAATTGATTCAATGTCTTCTGGGTCGGAGCCACCTAACGATCCCTCATCATTGGTTACTTTTAAAGTTGTTTTTAAAGAAGCCAGAGTTAATGAGTCAATACCCGGCATTGATGAAATGCTAGTGATAACTCCTTGAATTATGTTACCTACGGCTCCGCCACCAAGTGTGTACGCTACATAGACTGGAAGATTAGTGGTGGGAATAGCACCTGACATTCCATCACCAAACACAATTTTAACTGTTTGATTTTCATCGTCTGTTTCTACAACAAAAACTTTATCTGACGAACCGGAGTTTAAAAGGTTAGGTACTTGTTCCCATCTTTCCCAAAGCGTTCCATTCTTAACCGCAACCCCCATCAATCCAGCAACTAAAGGATATGCTGGAAGAGTTATAACTTGATTAGGTGTTCCATCTGAAATCAGTTGCTGATTACCATAGTTGGAGTCGTCAGGTGTGTCGTAAATTATTGACGAGCCTTCTATCGCGTACACGCTTGCTGTTCCCGGAGTAGTGCTATTAGTAGCCCATGGAACTACAACTTGTTCTCCTGTTTCAAAAGTTACGGTTACTTCTTTACCGTTGTGTTTAGTAACGCCTGTTACCCTAGTTCCTTCCGGAACAACCACACCTACACTAGTTCCGTAAGAAGGTAGTGGAGAAGGAACAGTTGCAGTATTGGTAAACTTTACATCTACCGTAGCCGAAGTGTACCCTCCCGGAAAGTATCCAAATTGTTTTGCTAAATTAGCCACGTTAGTTCGGTTTGTGGCAGTCGCCAACAATGACTCATTTGCAACTCTATCGATGTAGTACGACATGGTATCTCCCATGTACGCAAATGCTTCGATAAGCGTAAGACCAAAGTCCGAAGGGTCGGTTCCTGTCCAGTTAGGTAGCCGAGATTGTACGCGTGCAATAAGTTCATTACGTAGAGCGTAGAAGTCTCTAGAGGTGTAGTCAATCGATGATTGAATTGGTAACGGATCAGCAGCCATTAAAACTCCTCGTAAAGTGGACTTGTATTTGAAATGTATGCGATGCCTACCTCCACAGAAGCAGCCAACTCGTTAGGTAGGTCGTAATAAATAGTTAGACTAGCAGTAGCCTCATCATATGAAGGGGTTACTTCCAACCCAACAAAAGTTAATAACGGTAAGTGTTTATCAAAGGCTTCCGCAACGGCTTCTTCAATTCCGCCGTTAATGTCTTCCAATAATTCAAACAAAGAGTAGTTAATATCGCATCCAAAAAGTGGGCGATAAACTCGTACTCCTTTTACTGTGCCAATCACGGACAGCACTCGGTCAGCCCACATTTTTTCTTCAGTGGCTGCTAACGATACACTTCCCGATGAGTCGATAGTAAAAGGGAATGAAATTGCAGGGGTTACCATACTCTTCCCCTTCTAAGTTTAGGTAGTACCGAACTTTGTTTATTTAGGCTTCCCGCACCGGAAATAGCCTGCCATCTCTCAGGATACCCTTCAAAACTTGTAGATTTTTCCTTAACAGCAAACCCTTTTGAAACTAATTGAGGAGTACTTAACGTTTGAGAGGTATCAGTAACAGTAAGTTCTTTTAAAGAGTACTCCGGAGGAGCGGTGTTCCTACTATCTCCTACACCATCTGTGTGCAGAATTAACTCCATAGTGTATTTAGCACCCGGTTCTAAGATGTGGGTTGCCTCTTTAATTACCCAGTACCCATCCGTATCTTGGTTAGTTCCTACCACATATACAGGCATGTAAGGTTTTGCTCTAGGATCTCCTTCACACACTGCGCGGGCAGGTAAAAAGAACCTAGACTTTTCAATGTGAGACTTTACCGCTGTAATAACTTCTTCATCTGTGTGCACAACATGGTTAGTAGATACGTCGTCAAATAACGTTTTAGTAGCAGTAGTCCTTACTCTTTCAGTAACAGAAACATCTAATTCATCTGCTTTGTTTCTTATTACTGAAGCAGTTGTAGGAGAAACTCCCTGCACAGACTTTGTAGCCCAAGCATGTTTAACACCTATTTGATTTGTTCCAAACAACTGTGAGGTATCTAAATGTTCAGCAATTAATGGCTCAAAAGAAATAAGAGTGCGTGAAAAAATTAAATCTTTTGCAACAGGTTGGTCCATACTAAACACTGGTGCAGCAGTTACGTTCTTTTCAAATAGTTCGGAACGAGGTTTAAAAATAATAGTTGTTCCGTCTACTCTAACCCCGTAACCAATCCTCTCGGCTAACTCGCATATGAACTCCCAATCAGAAATACCAGATTGACTAAGTTGAGGAAATTTTAAAGGATGGTCAGTAGTTACAACACTAAGGTTGTGCTTTGCGCCAATTTCTTTAACTACATCGGTCGCTGACTTATCCACATAAATAGTTGTTACTTTATTTTTTAACGGAAAAGACGCACCAATACAAACTATTTTTAAAGGGTTATTAAAGCCCGTGACAGAGGAGGGCGTTATGGAAGATACGTACCCAATGAATTCTCCTGAAGCCTTAGGAGCAGTCCAAGTAATTTGTACAGGAGAACCTGTTTTTAAAGCCGGTCCATATTTAACATTTTCTCCACGATAAAACATGACGGCTACATCATGTGACGCTTCCGCCATATGTACATGAATAACTGAGGGTTGAAGTTCTAATGAAGGAATCCCTAAGTACTTAACAAGGTACGAGGTTCCTCGTTTTTGTTGACCTAAGTAATTATTCATTTGGAATTCTTAATACCGTTCCGGGTTTAATATTTAATGGGTCAGAAATTTCAGGGTTGTAGTCCATGATTTTGTACCAAAGATTAGGAGTACCATAAAAGTTGTTTGCTACTTGATCTAACCGGTTGCCTTCTACCCATTCGTAAGTATAAAAAGCCCCATACCCCGTGGGCCATTTACGAAAAGCGGTTAATTGATGTGTTTCTAATCTGGTATCCCACATGTACGTTAGGTCAGACTCTGCGTACCTACTGTCTATATAAATCATGGCAAATCCACCCACGTAGGTAGGTCTTCATTTAAAGGCATAACAAAACTAATTACAGGTACTTTAACTCCTTTAGAGTTTACTTTAATATGCGCATTGTATTTATATTTTTTTAATTTAAGGTATCTAATGAATCTGTTAATATTTTCATCCAGTATTCCCGCTGCACTTATGTTCAGAGTCTCAGGTTTTCCACTAATTTGAGCGTACAAGGTTGTCCCGTAAGGCACTACAAAAGTACGTTGAACTGTTTGAGCAGCAATGATTGCTGCGGCTGGTCCGCCATCAACAGCGGCAGGGAGTGCTTTTCCTGCTAATCTGTTTGTTTTTCCATTAATAGTTTTAGGAGCCCTAACAGTTGCCCCGCCGGTACCTGTGCCACTAGTCCCTGTATTTGTAGTTTTTTTCTTTTTAGTAGCAGGAGGTGGGTCGTCATTACTAGTAGCGACAGCGTTATCCACATACCGAGTCAGCGTTAAAGAAACGTTAGTCAAAATAGGAACCATCCGATGGTCAAACATCGCATGGTCTAATGTTATTCCACTACAGTAAACTGAATACTTCATGTACTCATTAAGTTTCATTAAAAAAGGAGTACCACCAAGATAACCAAAATCAGCAGTGTTGCCTCTAAATTTAGTTTTAAGTTTGTAACCAGAAATAACAGAAAGTAAATACTCTATGTCATACATGGTTCCCATTTTTCTAATTTTCTTAGCGGTATCATCGCTAATTTGACGAGGATACGGGTTATGTTTTGATGGAATACCTGTTTTGTCTAAGTACTTCATGTCATCAATACGGTTAATCATTAAAGAAAATTGAAAAGTACTACCTTGAATAGGTGTCACAAAGTTTGTGGGGTCTTGACCTGAAAGTAGCAGGCTTGGGTCAAACCCATCCGCAAAGCCATACCCCATAGAAATAGTAGTTGGGTTGTAAAGAAATCTAAACCCATAAATTGTGCGAGTATTATCATTTCCTTCTTCTTGATTGTATTGCTTTACATACTCTTTATCTGAAATAAACAACCCTTTTTTAAGAGGGCGGTATCCTGAAACACCTAAGATCTCTTGCGCGTCTCGGCGTTCTTGCTGGTTTGTGTCACGAATCTTCATAGCAGGGTATGCTTCAGAAACCATAGGTGCATTAATGTCTACTTCAGTTGTGACAAATGACCCGCTTTTGTATTTACCTGAAGAGTAAGAAAACGCGTTTCCTTTAGGGGCTGCTTTATACGCCATGTTACTTACTCCTTAAAGTACTAATGTGGTTATCGTTTTCCCACAACTTTTTAACTTGTTTAGCAAACTTCATGGCTTCTTCGTCACTTGCTTTTTCAATCTTTAAAGTAACGTTAACGGTTTTACCGCCACCTTGTCCGGCTAACGACTCACGCATAGCATTACGAAGGACCTCAGCAGTGCCCGCAGGAATAATCATCTCTCCAGCATGTACGTTTGCAGTATGATCTTTTGAAAGATTCCAAGCGCCTTGTGAGTATCCGGGAAGCCCAGCGTTCCCAGCGGCTCTAGTAAACCCATAAAGGTTTTGCATAACATCTCCGGCGTTGCCTAGAGACCCTGACAAACTAAACAAAGATCCTGATACACCTGCTGCTTCAGATGTCGAAAGAGGACCCTCTCCAAACAACGACGGAGGAGCAAACAAGTACTTACTAAACCCTGTTCTACCGTCCAAAGCAGACCTAGAGGAAGATGAGCGAGAAGCAGGATGGCTAGAGACTCCCGTAGACACACTTGCGGCAATAGGCGCAGCATTTTTATTTAGAGGGTGCCCTTTAGCAGGGTCCACCCAACCGCGATAAGGTTTTCCCCACGCTCTTGTTAAATGGTCAATAGTTGTAACGTCGGGTTTGCCTCTTCGCAGAATGTCGGTAGAGATAATTTTACCGCCACCTAAAGAGAGTGCTACGTGACCGTAGGTTCCTCCACCCCAAATAACCATTGCTCCGGGAGGTGCATCTTTACCTGTATGAGCGCGACCTTCACGTACAGCCACAGCCCAATGTTCGTGAGGATGATCGTAACGGTAGCGTCTACCGTAAGCGGCTTCCACAAACGTTTCACAACGCTCAAACCAGTTCTCACTACTATTTTGAACTTCTTTTAATGCCCACGAGACGGCTTGTCCTACGGTACGTGGAAGACCAGTGCCTGTTGAACTATGTCCTTTAGTCTTAGGAGTATTAGAGTCTCCTTTAGCACCTAGTCCTCGCTTACCGAACAGGTACCCTCCACCATAAGAAAGGCCTCCTACAATACCGCCCGCTAAAGCGCCCCAAGGACCACCCATAAAAGTACCAGAAATAGCACCTGCACCTACTGACCCGCCAAAGTTTTTCCAACTCCAGTCGTCATCTTGGTACCCTGTTTTAATTGCGTCTCCAATTGTTATTGCAGCGCCTACTCCGGGAAGTAGTCGTCCTCCAAATTTGGCAAACTTACCACCTTTAGCAAACAACCCTCCAAGTCTAGAAAGAATGTTTGCTCCTCTTCCAAGAAGGCTTGCTTTAGGAGCGGCATGGCGTCCTTTTGATGCGCCCCCTCCAAGGATATTTTTTGCAGTATTAAAGAGACCCCTACCTACAAGGTATCCTCCAGCAGTTCCTAAAAGGCTACTTACAGCACCAACTGCAGCGTCTCCTCCTTGAAGTCCCTTCATACCTTGTATAAAACCTTTCGCCTCAAGTAACGCTCCAAATTTAGAAACATTACGAGCAAACGCTTCATTAGCAGCCACGTACACTTTTACGGCTTTAGTAAATCCTGCAATAAGTTTGTCAGTAGCAGCGTCAATAGCGTCTGCACGAGCCGCATTAGCCTCGCCTAAAAGTGCATAAGGACTTTGATTGCCCTGTGCTTTTGAACGGCCAAGGGCAGCGTTCACACCTCCGGGCTTGGAGTAGTTAATCGGTTTGCCACCAGCACGCTGTTGGAACATGTCCAACATCATCATTTGAGTGTTTTCATCAAACCCCAAAGCATTTAATTGCTGACCAAGAATACCACCTTGGTAAGAGCGCAGGATTTGGTCGGAAGTGACTTTTTTACCGCCATAAAAACGACCGTACAATTGGTTGGCAACATTTGTGAGGCTATTAGTCTGCCCTGTACGGCTACTAGAAACATTGATACCGACTCGGTACAACTGAGACGCCATAGGGCCTCGGTAAATGCTTGAGATAGATTGAGCAGCCGCTTCATTTTGAATGCCCAAACGAGCATACGCGGATGTGGACTCAGCAATAGCGTTAGTAAATCCAGTGCGAGTTAACGCAGTATTTCCATAAGCAATTCCTTGCATGGACAACAAAGCAGAAGTACTAGCCATGCTAGTAGGGCTGCTAATACCTAGGCGGTTAGCCGAACCCATAGTTATTGCAGCGAGTCTATTTTGAGACAGTCCTGAATTGCCACGTATGTTGGCGTCGTAATACCCCGAGGTTCTTTGAAGGGCATCTCCTAAATTAGGGATTGCATTCATAACCCCTTTACCAAGGTTAAAAGCACCTGTCGCTATAGCGCCTCTGCCTGAAAATGCACCTAGGCTGTTAGCCATAGAGTTACCAGCGCCACCAGCGCCAAGCCCCATAGCGCCTGCGCCAATAGACGCACGAATAGCATCTCGGACTCCTGAACTAGAGCCCGAGATGCTCTTCATTTTTGCTTCAACTTGAGTTAGTTGTGTAAGGATTTTTGCAAGACTGTCACTTACACCGTCCATGCTACTAGACAGATCTGCCATTTGCTATCCTTTCTAACTTCATTCTGGCCATCTCTAGCCAGTTCTTTCTTTCACGAGGACTTAATTCTTTTACTTCAGTTAAAGTCCACCCTGTGTAGACGCTACAAATAGCGTCCCACTCGTACACTAGTTTGGTGTAACTAGAGGTACTAGAAGCGAAATAAGGATCCGAAATTAATCGAAACCTTTACCTCACTCCCACAGTCAGGGCATTCAACTGTAAGGTCATCCATCTGTGGTCCGGGATTAATTTCGCCAATCTTGTCACCAATTGCTCGGCGGTCTGCAATTCCAAGATTCTGAATCTGAGCCCGACCAAAGACTGGTCGACCGTCAATTGAGGTGACCGTATTCTGAAGAAGGATGGTAGTCATTTCTGCTACCGTCTTATCTGTACTTAAGAACAACTCTTTTTGAGTAACACCTGTAGGTAGAACCACTGTGTACTCATTTGACTTACCTTCAACGGTGAATGACCGAGTAAAAGGGTCATCCAACTTCCTAGTCTTAATGTCATCATTAACATTAATCTCAACAGTCTTAACGTCATCGCAGCCGTCACAATAGGCTGGAAGTTCAGCGGTATCCCCAAAAGTTGCTTTGTAGATGCCAAGAAGGAGAGCGTCACGGTCACCTGAAAGAAGTTCATCAAGAACTTTTTCAGTAGCCTTTTGGTCTCCTACGGACACTACTCCACGAGAAAGGATAAGCATTAGCGCACGGCCAATGTTGCTCATTTTAGAGATGGCTTCTTCATCCTTTCCTGTGAGTTCACGCACTTCTGCGTAGGTGTGAACCTCCCCGTCAAGCGTCAAATACCCGCCGGGGAGAGTCACAACGTTTTCATTTGCCAATTCGATACTTGCTTCAACAACCTCTGGTTTTTCTTCAACAATCTGACTAATCAAATCGTTGGCTAAATCAGGGTTACTTGCCGCACTAAATGTTGTAGTTTCCATTTTTTATTCCTTATGTATTATTAGTTTTTGTTAGAACCGTAAGCGTCAAAGTCAGCAGCAGTAGTGGTTAGGTTTTCAGCCCAGTTAAGGTCAAAACCTTCATGTACCAAAGTCATCTGCTCTACGAGCAAAGCGTTGTCACCAGCGTTTAGGTCTGAGTAAGCAATGCTTGTTGGCCATGCGTTGTACACCTGAAAACGCATTGCAACATGGTCATCATACGCAGTGGCAGCACTATTTTGTAGCCCTGTAACATTAGGAGAAAAACCTCCCTGCAAGTCTGTTGCCCCACCCGAAATAGGGTGAGACAAAACCGCAATCTCAATGTCACATCTAAAATCAGTAGACTGAGTAGTAGCGTTGTTAGCGCCTGTTCCACTTACTGTGCGGAATAGTTGACGCATCCAATCCCAGTGCTGCTTAGAGCCCAACATTACTCCTCGCTGAAGAGTAATTGGTGAGAACTGAGTCTGCCCCGGCAACTGATGAACAGTGGTGTTGTAACCACCTTCACGGTAAGGGATAGAGTCAGTAGTGAGCGCCAAGCCAGACACAGATGTAAATCCCATCGTGGCTTGGAACTCAACCGCATTCTTTAACCCATCTGAATGAGGTTTGAAAGTAACCAAAAACCTAAAGTTTCTGATTGGATCTGTTGTTAAGTTAGAACGGTTATTAACAATCTGAGCCATTAGTTAACCTGTCCCTTTCCTAGTTAGTAGTCTTTTGACTAAGGTTAATGACAATAAACTCTGCTGGGTACTGCAAAGCCACGCCAACTTCAATGTGAACTTCTCCATTTTGAATTGTAGTTGGGGTGTTATTTTCTGCATCTACCTTGATGTAGAACGCATCGCCCAAGGTATTGCCAGCCAAGCCACCTTGGTTGTAGTACTGGGTAAGGAATACTGCAACCTGTGTGCGAATCTGTGCCCACAAACGTGAGTCATTGTTTTCAAACAAAGCAAAAGACGTCAAGTCTTTTAGAGAGTTGTTCAAGTAATTAAGTGAACGGCGAATGTTCACGTAACGGTTTGCTGAACCATCCTGCTTAGTTGTGCGAGCACCCATGATTACAAGTCCTGCGCCCGGGATAGAGCGAAGGGCATTCAGAGGCTTAGAGGCAGCAGCAAACGTATCAAGATCAGAACTTGATACAGCAGTTTCAAGAGCAATGGCTCCACTGATTTTTGCTTTCAAACCAGCAGGTGCCTTGAAGACTCCTGCATTAGCATCCGTGTCTAGGTAGGTACCTGCTACTGCGCCTGAAGGACCAATAAGACGTGTAGAAGATGTGCCACGACCAATTGGGTCTGAAATGTAAATGTGAGGGTAGTATGCAGCAGAGAAGTATGAGGAACCTAAAGAGTCAGCCCAACCTTGCGCTGTAGGTGTGCTTGTGGATGTAAGACCGGCGTCAGTTTCTACAATGACAAACCCATTGTTTGACTCTGCAAAGGTTACAGCAGCCGAGTAAGCGGTGCGTGCATCACTGTCAGTTGAAAGCGTCGTGTTTACTCCCGGCAAGAAAATAACCAACGGACGAGTAATAGACCCAAACGCAGATGAGAATACGTTGTAATCAGCGGCTGCAATTGAACCACCGTCATTACCGTTGGTAAACGGTACAACGGTTGACACAGGAGTTCCGTTAGTACCCACAGTCACGCTAAACCTAGACGAGACAGTATTGATGACTGTTGCAATGTAGTCTGAAGAGGTTGTAGGAGTAAAGACTACATTGTCATAAGTTTCACGAATAATATCATCACCGTAGTTGCTAGGACCTGAGATACCAGCCTCTTCGGTAAGCACTACCTTCCAAGTGTTTGCGGCACTTCCTGCAGTTACCTGCACGCGCAAGTTGTTTCCATCGGTACCTTTGCTCTTTGAAGTAGCGGTGAATACGGTTACCGCACCACTGGTCTGCACTACGGCACTAGCAGCAACAGCGCCTGAACCAAGGATGCGCTTCACGTAAAGTTCGCGCCCACCGTTCTGGAAGAAAGATGCTACCTGAAAAGTTGCGGGGTATGAAGAATTGTAAGTACCAAAGTTCTGAACGAACTGATACCAAGATGTAACTAGAGTAGTTGTTTCCGGTCCTTTTGGAAGCGGAGCAACGATTGCAGCAGCGGCGTCAGACGTCGCAGCATTCGTGATTGGGGCTGGAAGGGTACTCTCTGAGATGTACACTCCCGGGCGGGTGTAACCAGCCATGTGGGTTTCTCCTAACTGAGGGGTTTACTGAGGGGGGTCCGAATTATCCTGTTATTGTGAATGTTTCTTCGTATTTATTTCGCGCAGCCTCCGTAGTGGCAATCTGCGTGACATTAACCGAAAGCACCTTGTAGAGTTCCTTCAAGTTTTGTACAGGTAGTTCACTTGATACCCGTACAGTTATTGAATTGACAAAGAGGCGTTTACCATTCTCTGTCGCATCTCGCTTCGCAACGTCTAGGACGTCCAGTCGGCGTACCGTTCCATCATCTGGCTCAAGTGTGCCAAAACGTAACGGAAGTTTAAGCCCAAGTACTTGACCAAGAATCTCTCGGTCATGACGAGGTTGTCGTGAGTAAGTGCTAACTTGGTAGTCCAAATTAACTGGGATTGGAATGTCAATCTCCCAGCCTTTGTCTTCATCCAAGTTAGCAGGGGCTAAGTAGTCTGGGGCTGCCTTGCCGCGCATGGCACGTTGACGGTCTTCAGATACATCAATCAAATCAACAGTCACATAGGGGTAAGACTGATTTCTAATCTCTAGGTCAGGCTGACCAAACCACACACCGACAGGGCGAGTAGTCGTTGTAGAGCCTGCCTTTTGGTCAGTAACTGTCATACCTAGCAACTTATTGCGCAAGGCTAAGTCTTCAGAAAGAATAAAGGTCATAGTGACTTCCCGAGGGTATGCCACACATACCCTGTGAAGTACTTCTCAGCGTCTTGTGTGCGGTTACCTACACGGCGAATAACGGCGGAAGGTCGGGTTGTTTCAGTACCGTATTCTAAACGGTCTACGTTATCCTGCTCGTCTTCAGGAACCTCTACAGCAAAGCCTTTACCGGTAAACTTAACTTGAGCAGCAGTCGCTGAGTTACCCCACTCGTTTTTCTGGGCTTCAGCATGAATCTGAGCCGTTAAAAACTCAGCAGTAGCGTTAGCAGACGCATGTACTGCTTGAATATACTTGGTTAAACCTGTTGCTTTGTCAATCATTTACGAGGGTCCTTAGAGAGGATCTTTGCACCCAAGTAACCTGTAACTAGCCCTACCGTAAACGGTTTGCTTTTAGAAGGTTTAGTGGAAAAAAAGACTCCCTGAAGGAACTCATCACGCTCTTCGGCTGAATCCATCTCAGCCAAACGCTGGTACCAACGCTTATACGCCATGGCACACATCCTTACGCAAATAAAATCAACTAGCAGCAGAGAGTCCGAAAACCCGTGTCTATTGAAGAGTAAACAATAAAAGGCTGTGTGTCAGCATAAAAAGAAAAAGCCCCCAAAAAGGGGGCTTCTTCATTATTAAGTTATTAGTTCTTGCGAGGAGCAGCCTTCTTGGCTGGTGCCTTGGTTGCTGCTGCCTTCTTGGCAGGAGCCTTCTTTGCTGGTGGAGTTACCTTTTCACTTAGAGTGTATGCAAAAGTAGCAACCTCATTAACAGCATCTGTAATCTGACTGAAAGACTCTTCAAGGTCAGTATTAAGGTACTTACGGTAATCCGCGATACTTGACTTGTGCTTCAAGTGACTCACGTACACAAGCGCTAGACCAGCGTATGAGAGGAGTGTTCCAATAACGAGTAGTTTATCCAACTTACTTGCCCTTCTTCTTTGAAGCCGCCTTCTTTGGTGCGTACTTCCCTGTTTTGCAAATGCCTTTACAATTAGGCTTCTTGCAACTACATCCACATGATGTACACATAACTATATTCTCCGTTTCTTCTGTATGTCAAGTTACTACTGGGCGTAACTTTGAAATTGAGGGTCATTGACCATTTCTTCAGGGTTAACCTGATTACAGTCAACAGTAACTACTGCAAAGTCTAGCCCCAGATGCCCGCGTGGGTACACCTTAATAGGGATAAAAACTTCATTTCTAAATACAATACGGTCTTTAATATGACTATCTGGGCGTACTGTTAAGTCAGGAAGTAACGGCATAATGTCACCGACGTTCAGTACAATACGCAAAGTATCAGTATTGTAGAAACCACGCTCATTTTGAACAATCTGTCCTTGAAACAACTGAGCGGTGATAGCAGGTACTGAGAGTTTATCTTTCCAACGACGCCCTTTTCCCGGGGTAGGATTAGAAGTATCGTAGATATCATCAACTACATCGGTTGTATGTGCGGCTAAGTAAGCGGCATCCCAGACATACCAATCCAAAGCAACGCCTACAGGGTCACGAAGTTCGTCAGTCATACCCTCATACATGGAATCCCGCTCATATGGGATGGTAAACCTACCTTGGATTTTTGTACCACGCATTAGGAAACCCAGTACGTTCCTTGAACGACCAAGATGTCAGTAGATGTCCAAGTAAATGGTACGGAATTAGTTAATGGGTTATCGTAACCATTGTTTACAAGGTCAGGGAACCTTACTTGAATGCCTGATGAGTTAATTCGGGCAGTGCCTCCCTTAGTACCTGTCCCTGTATCAATGGCTAGTGCGGGACCTACGAACTCTCCATTAGGGGTAGAAGGAAGGGAGATCGTTGCAGCGTTAGTGCCAAAAGTGCCTGTTCCTCTAAGAATGCTTACATATACGTTAACCATTTTACCTACTTGCTGGTAAAAGGCTCCAATAGACATTCCTGTCTGATTAACACTTGTGCCTGTCACAGTGACTGTTGAAGAGTAATCTGTCCATGAAGTTGGGGTAGTGTACTTCGCATCAAGTTTTGCTTGTAGCCCTGCTACGGCAGAGACATCGGAAGAAGTAACGGTACCAAGGTTTGTTGTGATAGACCCTGTACTTCCTAGGGCAAGTACACCGTTGGCATCAATAGTTACTGTTTTACTAGATGCTCCGATGTTTCCGTAGAAAGTTCCAGCGTACACATTGCTAGAAGCATCACGAGCCACGATAGTGCTGGCGTTGCTAGATGAGTCGACACCAAGACCTGCGCCCAAAACTCCTGTAGAAGAGACCTGCGCAACACGGGTACCTGTACCAGTAAGAGGTGTGGTCACTGTTCCAGTAAACGTTGGGCTTGCCTTAATAGCGTAGGTAGCAGAGATGTCTGGGATATCATTTGGTACCAGTGTGGTACCAGCAGTTACTCGCCCTTTAGCATCTACAGTTACCTTTGGGTAAGTACCTGCGGTTACCGCTGTATTAGACAAGGTCAAGTTAGTAGTAGAACCAAGCGTTCCAGTTACATCTCCAGTCACAGTCCCTGAAGGGACAGCCGTAATAGTTACTGAGTTGCCCAAAGCAACTGATGACTCGTTAATAGTAATGCTTGAGTACTGCAACTTAGCGTTAGTTACATTGCCGTCAAGGATAGACGCGGTGACTACAGAATTTGTTTTTGGGTTACGAGTGTCTGTAAGACGAGAGTCTGTTCCATAAACTACTTGAGTAACAGAAGCATCGCCAGTTGCTGGGATGTTCTTAGTAGCCGCCGTACCAAGGTCAGAAATCTTACTTGCAGTAAGAGTAGGAATGTCACTGGCTGAAAGAGTCGTGCCAGAGGTTACGCGACCTTTAGAGTCTGTCGTTACCTTTGTGTACGTACCCGCAGTACCGACCGCAGCCAACGTAGGGTTAGGGTAAGACCCTGTTAAGTCACCCGCTGTAATGGTTCCTGAAGGGGACGCTGAAATAGTGATGCCTGTCGGGTCACCTAGCGTTACATCAGTGCTATTAATACGCACATAAGAGTATTGAAGTTTGGCATTGGTAATGGCACCGTCTGCAACCTTACCTGTTGTCACTGACAAATCGGTTGGCGTACGAGTATCGGACAATCGGGAGTCAGTAGTAATTACCGCCGTGCCCGTAATCTTTGATGGGCTCAACCCACCAGTTGCAATGGTGGAGTCTGTTACAGACCCTGCAGATGGTGTGCGGGTATTTGATAGCCGACTATCTGTAGTGATTACTGCTGTACCAGAAATCTTGGCTGGATCAATAGCAGCCCCTGTTGCAATGTCTACATCTACAATAGTGCCATCAGCAATCTTACCTGAAGTAACTGCACCATCTGCAATTTTAGAATTAGTTACAGCATTATCGGCAATTCCATTTGTTTTAGGAACGCCATTAATGGAGATAGCCATTAGACAATCTCCGATCCAAACACGTTAAAACTAAAGTCAGCGCTTGAAGCGTACACGTAAACTTTGTAACCCGCGTCCAGTGTCATACCTAGGGTGTAGGCTACAGTGCTCTTTGCGTCTAGCGATGAGTCATACACAACGTAACTTGCATTACCAACGGTAGTGTTAGTAACGGCAATTCGGTAAGTTCCTGCTGTAGACGCGTTTCGGTTACACACGGTAATCGTAGAAACCACAGCCGATGTGCTAGTAGGAACTGTGTAAACTAGTGTAGATGTAGTGGCTGCTGGAGCGCTCTGAGCCAATACCTTATAGTTAGTTGCCATAATCGGCCTTTCAAATAGGGTCTAAATAGACAATACTTGTTTATTAGGGATTAGTCAGCCTTTAAGGGCGCAAACTAGTCTTGTCGATACCAACGTTGGCATCCTGTAGGCACTCCCAGTAAGACTCGTGGTCTTGGGTAGGGCATCCTGATCGACATTTTGATGGTTCATTAGTTGCCATGTTATTCTCCTTGTAAGGGGGCTCTTACGTCCCGTAGCGAGTATGTTGAGTCTACGTTAGATGGGTTGCATTGTCCTGAATAAAGAGGAGAAGGAGCATACACATTAAAGATGTCTTCTTGTTTAAAAAAGAACCAATCTGCAGGCAAAGAAAGTTCTTTTTCTACAAGGTCGATGGCTTTTTTAGCGCCTTGTTTTGTTAATAAATAACAACCCAAAGAGCATAATTGATAGGCTTTACATACTGAGACCGCCCCTACATCGTGCGCGGGCGTGTGCGCTCCAAGTTCTCCAAGAGGAACATGAGCAGTAAACATATCCCAACCAGCAGGTAAGTCACCAAGATAGACGTCTAATGCTTCTAAAAAGTTGCTGTAAACAAACAGGTCATCTTCTGCAAGAAGCACTACATCAGCATCAGATTCCATAAAGTTTTTCCACGCCAAGTAGTTACTTGCTAGAATTCCAACTTCCCCAAAAAGCCAACCAGTAGCGCCGCTAGGGTCGGTATAACCATCAAGGTTTAATTTGAACTTTGGGTTTTCAGATAAAAAACTGGATACTTCTTCTTGATTAGAAATACGAATAGTAGGAGTTTCTAATTTAATAAACTTTGTAGATAAAACAGCATCAAGAGCGTCGTATGTCTTTTGTCTATTAATAGACTCTTCCAAATGAAAGATGTTGTAAACAATCTTTGAGTTAATAATGATAAACCTCTTTACGCGGAGAATCGCCAAATGACTTTAATTGGAGCAACGTTGTCAGAGTTATACGTAAAGGTTGGAGGAGTAGTAACAAAGTCACTTGTAACTCCCGATGCACGGTACGTATTATTTCCAAGGAAGTCTGCGGACAGTAGGTTGTTGAAGTCGATTGCCATTTGTTTTTCCTTATGCTGGAGCGATTGTTGTTACGGTTCCTGACGAACCACGATATTTGAGTGCGCCAGCCTCAACGTAGAGAACACCGCCACCTGTTACTGTTCCAGTTGGAACAGTTGTGGCGTTGGCAATAGTCAATACACCATTGCCATTTTGTGTTACTGCAACAGAACTTCCAATATGCACTTGCCTGTTAGCAACAACTTTGAGAGAAGTTTGGAAGTTGGTACGGTCTGCAAAATCTGTGATAAAAGCACCGGAAGCATTAACGTAACCAGTAGAACTTATGTTGGCTAGAGTTGTACCAGTTCCATCTTGCCAGCGTTGCAAGTCAGCCTGTCCAGACGTAGCACCACGAACAATCAATCCAACAGTTCCAGCACTACGAGCAGTGATTGAAGCCTGTGCAGGAGTAAATACAGTACCTGTAGCAGAACCACCACCAGAACCAGTACCAAAAGCATTAGCGTAATCAACCCGAGTAGCATCAAAAACTGTCACTACTGCGCCAGTAGTTTGTAAACCTGTCGGTGTGGCAGTAGGGATAACAATAATGTCACCAGTGGACAAGTTATGGTTAGCGGCAAAAGTTAATCTTACAATTCCAACAGTACCAGAACCGTAAGTCGAAAGAGTTCCAACAGATGACGTTATGGGTGTGGTTGATCCTGTAAAGATTTGGGCAACAGAGTTGCGACCACCGAGGACGGTTGAAGATGAAGATTGGAACTGAAGAAGGTCAGCGGTTCCGCCAAGATTTTTTGTAATAAGCGGTATGACGGCAGAGTTTTGAAATGTTGTGGTGTAATTAAATACAGAGTTACCTGA